TCATAAAACTCTCTGTTTAGAATTTTTTAATAAGTTATCCTTAGGCAAAAGCAAGTCAGTAATGCCGCTCAAGTGATCGGGAGCTAGGTGCATGTAGCGCATCGTGGTCTTGATGTCTGCGTGCCCAAGGAGTTTCTGGATATCGAAAACGCTTACCCCAGACATTGCCAAGTGTGAAGCAAAGGAATGTCTAAGATCATGAAACGTAATTATGTCCACGAATGCCTCAAGCTGTGCTGGTTTGAACCATCTTTCTACCAGATGATCGTAGTCAGCAGGAAATAGCTGACCAAGACTTGGCAGCATTGACCTTTCCTTCAGTATTGAGAAGACAAGATCGTTCATTGGAACACGCCGGATTTTTTTACCTTTGGTATGCTCGTATAAGGTTTTGGTTTTGGAGCAGTAGTTGCGTTTGACAATTATGAACCTTCTTTCAAAGTCTATAGAATCACGCAAAAGGCCCTCTATCTCGCCTCTCCTAAGTCCTGTGTTTATTGCGAATGCAATGATTGCATGCAGCTCAGGATCATTCGCTTTCGCCCAACTTAGAAACCTATCCCGAGCTGCAAAGGTCCACCAATCGTAGTCATTTTCAGGGACCTTAATTGGAAGGACGTCTTGAGCTGGATTTGCTCGGATATAGTCCCATTGAACGGCGGTACGAAAGATCTTTTGAGCGAGTCCAACGATAATATTTACCGATTTCGCGCTTAACCGACCTTCCTCTACAAGATCGCCTTGCAATTTTGCTATATCGCGTTTCGAAATTGAGTCAATCGATTGACTTCCCCAGCGAGGACCTAGGTAGTCCCTGATATGCTGGCGATCGAGAATCAGGGAGCGCTCTTTTTTGTAAACTGCTCCGTAATCTCGAAGCCAAATTGCTGCAAATTCGCTGAAAGACACAGCTTCGGCTAGGCTCGATACTGCGAACAAGGCCGGGTTTCTGGCTTTTAATTTCTTTTCGGCCTCGAATTGAACAGCCTCAATTTTTGAGCCGAATGTTTCGGCAAGATGTCTCCCGCCTTCACGCCAACGAACTTGATACGTTCCATATATGGTCTTTTGGATGCTCATTCAATTCTCCTTTGAATTAAGCCATCGCAAAACCATTCCCCACCGATAGCGAACCTGATGGCGCAACTTCACCATCGCTTCTGCAGGCAGGACTTTCTCATATCTCCATTTTTGTACAGTCTTAACTGCAATATTCAGTCGTTCGGCAAGCTGCTCTGCAGTTAAGAGTTGTTCGTTCTCTAAATTGTCAAAGATCGGCAGAGGCGAAGTTACTCCCTCATTCTTTTTTTTACCATCAGAACGGGAAACTTGTCGCTGAAATGTTTTGCGCAAACTCATGTATTTATCAACCTCGGCAACAAAAAGCCCTCACTAGTGAGGGCGGTGAAGTTTAATGTATAGTCCAAAAATCAGCAGACAGTTTTGGATCGGAAATGTAGTCGAAGGGGAGGTATCCGTATCCTTTTTCACCCCAGTCCTCGCCCCAGCTGTTCCTGATGATGAGCGCTTGTCGTTCATTATCATATCCGCAAGCAAGCACAGCATGGCCGCCAAGAACTTTTTCTTTTTTCTTCGGAATTGGGATAACTCCGGTTTTTTCAACATCCTGCCCGTAAATGGAATCGTAGACAGTGAAACCCAACACAATCGGATCACTGCGGCTCAGAACTTCCTGGATATGGGAAAGATCCCTATCAATGCGTTCATAGTAGGAAACCTTTTCACGGGCAGCGGATCTGATGACATTCTCGTCCGGTCTTTTGCTGAAATCGCTGATCTTATATGGCCAGAGGTCGTCGAGTGGATAACCGAATTTCACCACGGCTTTCACGGTATTCCTGATCGTTGCTCCGGCATCGATACCTATAGACCCTTCAAGAGCACGGGTCATATAGTAGATATAAAGCAAAGACGGCACCGTGATAGAACTGTCTTCATCGTAAATATCCTGGTAAAGACAGGCTGCACCTACTGCGTGGGCGGTGCATGAACCGAGAGTTTCCTGATTCCAAACCCGAGGGAAACGATCCCGAAAATCCACTTTCGAGAGAAGATTCACTGAACGCTTTAAGCTGTATTTTCGATCCCGCTCATCCTTCGAGTCAGGAATCCACCCAAAATGTTTGTTCATGATTTAACCATCTTTTTTCTTCAATTCAGTTTGCAGCAAACTGCCACTGCAGTGATTCTTATATTTCCGTTGAACGGCGCTTTCGCGTAGTAGTCGCATTGATAGAAATTATCTTCCGACGCTGGAAGTGAGGTTTGAATATATACTTCGTCCGTTGGAGCTGCCCCGGTATAGCAACCACCGCCAGTCATGATTTCGCCAACTGGACACTCTGCGGCGATAGAATACCCGTTGATTAATTGAGAATCGGCATAAACTGAATGGCATCCGGCAAATGAACCTTTGGGGCCTTGTTGTCCTTGATCCCCTTTGTCACCTTTGGGCCCCTGGGGGCCAGTGACACCAGTATCGCCTTTTTTTCCAGTATCGCCCGTTTCACCTTTGTCGCCTTTGGCCCCGGAATCGCCCTTATCCCCTTTAAGGCCGGTATCGCCTTTATCGCCTTTTTCACCCTGAAAACCGCGCGGTCCTCTCAATTCCTCGGTGGCCTTCTTGTAGCCGCCACAGTCGATGAACCCATTTTCAATCTTGCAGGATTCTCCCTTGTCACCTTTCGCACCTTGAAGGCCTTGCGGCCCCGTTGGTCCGGTATCCCCTTGAGGACCTTGGACACCTTCCGGTCCACGAATGCCCTGCGGTCCTTGAATCCCTTGGAGGCCACGATCTCCCTTGGGTCCTCGCAGAGTTTCAAGCGTGACGATTGACTCCCCGCAAATAATTGAGTCCTGGGTGATCGTGCAGCCATTGCCAGTGTCGCCTTTTGGACCTTGCACACCTTGAGGACCTTGAAGATTTTCTGTGCTACCCTGCCATTCGCCTTTCTGATTGATAATTGGCTGCCCACCGATATAGAGCGCATCGGCATTAAGTTTGCCTTTGACGTTCATGTTGCCTTTTTCCGTATCGATGATGACGGCGGGCGGGCATTTATCGGGGTTGTTGCAAGGACTGTTGGCGGCTGGCAAGCGCCGGATAACGATATCCCGTCCTCTGGTCGCGTTAACAAACTCGTTGGAAGTCCAGATGTTCTCGTCAACCGGCAGGCGTTTGTCCGGAAATTCATCCGCAGCCATAAGAATTGATGGAGAAATTAGACAAAAAAGTGCAATGGCTTTCATAAAGAAGCGTTTCCTTCTGCAGTTACTTTTGAAATGAAACCGTTATTGTCGAGTGTGTGCTCGACGGAAGCTATCACCCATTCGCGGTTCAGCAGGGGGTGAACTTTCTCGATTAAACATCGTCCGCCTGAGAAAAGCAGCGGATTGCCAGGAATGGAAAAGGTGAGGTTCGTCGAGAGCCGCTTTAATTTTCTGAGCTTTGCTTCTGCAGCATCCCGCGCCGATGCCTCATCCTTCAACAAGAACTTTAATACAAATACCTTTCCTTCTTTGCCAGCCAAAACCGTTCGATGCTTTGTGGCCCCATGCCCCCACCAGGAAGCCTTGACACCGGAGTAAATTTGCTCTCTCGAATATTTGAATTCGTAGTCGACAATGCCCTTGATTTTTTCGGGTCTGATAGAGCTGCCAGAGGGTGTGACCTTGGAATCCCGGTCATAGAAGATGAGATGATCGCGCTGGACCTTAAAGATGCATTCATAGTGGTCGGCGATTCTGGCTAAAAAAGCCGAATCGCTTTCAGTCTGGTCCTCGTGTGGGACTTGGATAAGGTCGCAGCTCTTATCGACAGACGCGATAAGACCATTCTCCTTCGCCAGCTTGGAGACGACGCTGGTGAGGGTGTCAGGCCGCCAGGATCGCTTTTTCGGTTCCAGAAGCGTCGGGAAGCAGTCGAGGACACTTGCCTCCACCGTGACTATTGCCGGCGGTCCTTTAAGGGAAATTGGGCGACTGGCATAGCGTCCAACATCAAAGAGCTGCCCATTGTAACCCAGGGCCATCTCAATTCGGGTTCCCTCCTTCGGAGGATCGAGCGGTGGGTCGTCAAATAGATGAAGCTGAATGCAGTCGCTTTCAAGGCCAGATCCGTCCTTAACAGTGAGGCTGACCAGCCTCTGCCGAATCCTATCAGTCAGATCCTTGCCATCCGCAGTAATGCGAAACATGGGGGTAGTCAGTTGAATAGCCTTCTGGGTGTATCGATTCGAACTGGCTCGGGCACATCTGGCAGAAGGATCGATTCAGGCTTGTCGAGCGTCTGCACCCGTCCAAAATCATCAAATAGGCTCAATTTGTCGGGGTTAGCTTTGAGAACTGCCTCGACCGAGCCTCTGGAAAAGCCGTAGTGTTCAAAGCAAATAAGGTCGAGTTCGTCGCCATCCCTGAGTTCATAAATCCTGGACATAACTTTCCAATTCGATTGTAAAATCCACCCTCAAAGGTCTGCCGTCGCTCGTGAAGATTGTCCTTCCATCCTTCACAGATTTAATGATCTTCCGGCCAAGGTTCTGGGCGCTGTCACTGTCAGCGGCGATGAACCGGTAAGGGATTCCTGCTGCGCCCATTGCTCTGAGATCTGACATATGACTGAGCTTGCCGCGGTAGTGCGGATAGAAGATGCCAGAAATGGAAATTCTCTCGCCATTGACACCAAGAAACTGCCTTAGCGGATGCGAGCCAACCATTTTTATTTCAGCCCAGTTGTAAGTGGACTCCCAATCAAATTTTTGAAATGCAATCCCTTTGGGCTCGAAGACGAAGTCCCCAAGCTTCGCAAGGAAGCCGGTTTGTATCAGGTTGATATCCAGGGTTAGAAACTCAAGGGATCTGCATAGCTGAACACCGAACTTTTGAATCCGGTTTTCATTTCATCTTTTATTCTGGCTACCGTCTGCTGGGGCGCATCTTCACCCTGCACAGAGATGTCAAATTTTTGCTGCAGGTTAAAAGTCTGGTTTCGATTTCTGTCGTCCTGAAGCGTTCTTTGAGAAATCTCAGGGATGCGGCTTTGGAATGCCTGCCCGCTTTCCTCAAGCTCTATTTTCCTGGAAAACTTCAGGTCACGGGTTTCTCCAAAAGAAAGAAACTCACCAATGGACTTCATGATTGGTTTGAGATCTTCCTCCCAGAAAAGAGCAATCCATTTCTTTGCATCTTTTAGCCATTGCATGATTGAATCCCAGTTTTTGATAGCCGCCCACATTGCAGTAATGAGGAGAACCATTCCTGTAATCGTCGCAACCACCGGGTTCATATTCATAACAACATTTAGAGCTGTTTGCGCGAACGTTATAATTTCAAGCGCACCGCTGAGCGCCCATAGTACAGCCTTATAGCTGATCATGGCAGCTTTGCTCATAGCGAGAGCAGCACCAAAGTATCCGATTACTGCCACAAGGTTTTCATGCTCCGTCACCATACCAGAAACCTTAAGTGCGCCATCTGCCAGCACCTTCATCATTTCAGCAAGTTTTGGTAAAAAGATTGTTCCGGCAGAAATTGCAACGGCTTCGACCGAGGACTGTAGGTTTTTCCAGGAGCCAATAGCAGTATTATTCAGCCTCTCTGATATCTCTTGAGCTGAGTTTGTCTTCTCAAGAGCGTCCGTAAGCTGCCTGAATTTAGGTTCGCCCTGCGCTGCCTCCTGCATCAAGGCTCGCATTTCATTTTTGGATCTTGAGAACAGCACAGACATGGCTTCCAGTCGCTTCGGTTCGGGAAGGGCAGCCAGAGCCACTTCGACTTCCTTCGTCAACTGATCGAAAGATTTGTCCTTTTTATCCCCGCCGCGACGATCAATTTTTAGTTCCTTGAGCTTCGCCTGAGCTGCCTTGGTATCCAGATCCAATTCCATCTTGTCAAGAGTCGGGGTAAAACGGAAAATCTCAGCAAACCGCTTCTCAAAATCGTTTCCTTTCAGCCCGGTGAAAGCTTTTGACAATTCTGTGATCCTGGCTGATTTGGACATGCCTTCCTTGAATGCAATGCCAAACCGATTTTCCAAAACCTTCAAATCAGCCGAGGTCATGCTGTCCTGCAGATACTTCAGTGATGCGCGAAAGGTCGGTGCCATCTCAAGCTTTTTGATCTCAAACTTGAGACTTCCAGACCCTGCAGCGCCGAGCAGCTCAGTGGCGCCTGCCGCAGCCTCCTCTCCGAAAATGTCTTTGATGTACTTGGCCCTTTCTGCCGTACCTTTTCCCGCAAGCTGCTTGTCGAGCTGCTCGAGAATATTCGGCAGAGGCAGGAGGTTCTTGTGCGCATCCCGAAGAGTGACATTCAATTGCTTCAAGGCCTCGCGGCCTGCGGCAGGAGGTGATGCTAGGCGCTGATACATGGCTCTCAGAGCCGTGCCAGCCATGGAACCTTGCAGACCTACATTTCCCAAAAGCCCAGAAGCCGCAGACACCTCCTCGATCGAGGCTCCAAGAGCGCTGGCTATGGGTGCCACATATTTCATGGTTTCTGCCAACCCGGTCAGGTTAGTGTTTGTCGAAATAAATGTCGCAGTCATGACGTTGGCCACCCGTACCATATCAGTGGCATCCAGTTTGAATCCTGCGAGCATATTGCTCGCCATCTCTGCAGCTTCACCCAGGCCAACCTCCCCGGCGGCTGCCAGGTCGAGCACGCCTTTGAGAGAATCAACGATGTCCTGGACACCAAAGCCTGCCGTGGCAAGATAGGACTCCGCAAGAGCAGCCTCGGAAGACGAGAAAACAGTGGTGTCACCCAATCGCCTCGCTTCCTGGGTAAGGACCTTCATTTCCTCTGCCGTTGCCATTGTCTGCGCCCCGACTTTGGCCATCGCATGATCAAATTGAGCAGCAATTTTGATGGGCGTTCCGAGAGTTAATGCCAGGCCTGTCAACTCAAACGCACCGCCAACGATGTCTCCCCGGAGTTCACTGCCCCGGTCAGCGGCCTTCTTTCGGCGACTTGCGAGATCATGTGACCTTTGAGTCCTGGCGGTTTCCTGGGCTAGATGGCTTTCAAGTCTGGCAAGGTCCTTGACCTCATGACCCGCCGCTTCCAAGGCATGCTCATAGCTTTTAAGAGCTGCCGTTTGCTTCTCGAACGCTGCCGTGTTTTCTTTGAGTTCAGCTTCAGCGTTGTCCAGTTTGGCTTTGAGCTGGTCGACGTGCTGACCGTTCTGAACCAGAGCTTTATTGTCCACTTCCACGGCTGCTTTATGTCCCACCAGCGCTGTTTTGGAAGAGGCATAGGACTGACTTAGAGATTTGATTCCGCTCGTAACATTGGCAACGAGAACTTTTTGTTCGATGAGAGCGGTGGTGGTTCTTTCAACGGCAGCTCTGTATTCGGGAAGCTTTTCCTTGGCAGTTAGGTATGCCTGCAGGCTCTTGTTCAACTCCATCTTAAGATTGCTGGACCTGGCAGATTCCGCAGCCATCTGCTCTGAATTGAGCTTGGATGCGAGTACAGCCTGCTTTGTGGCTTCCACATGATTCCAGTAGGCCGCCTTCGATTGCTCAAAAGCGTCACCCAGCGTCTTGACTGCCGCTTTGGCTTCCTTGAATCGAGTCTTTTGCTCCGCTTTGGCTGCTGAAAGGCGCCTGACTTCATCCTTCAGTGCAGCCTCTTTCGCTTTGGCATCTTTCAAGACACCAAGATGCTTTTCAACTTCAGTCCTGAGTTCCGCAGTTTTTCTCTTCTGCAGTTCCTGGGTCTGAGCGGCAGCTGTCAGGGAATCCTCGAGTCCCGGAATAACTTTTTGAGCGTCCTCAATCTTGGACTTGAACTGCTCTGTCGCAGTCTGGAGTTCTTTCAGGCTGGAAACACTTCTCGACGCAAGATCAAGCTCGGAAAGTTTTTTCTTAAGGTTTCCAATTCGTTCACCGGCTGACGCGAAGACAGAATCGAACGAGCCTTGAAAGCCCGCCGCGATCTCAATCATTACCTGTTTTTTGGAATTCACTCGTCGTTTACCCAGACGTCGTCTTCAGAAGAAGCGGATGCAGATCCTGATTGGTCGAGAGATGACAACCAATATAGGCAATCATCCTCGCTCATCGACAGAATCTCTCTCGCAGAAAATCCATATTCTTTATGAAGAAGCCTCACGACGCGCGCGAGGTTCCTTTCTTCGGCTGAGGTTTCTGTTTTTTTTGGCCTGCGGAATTAAATAGATCCCTGACTGCGCCTGTCACCTTTTCAAAGTCATCAAGGGATAAGCGATCAAACGCTTTCTCAGGAATTTCACACAGCGTAGCGCAAAGCGTAATGCCCGCGTCCTCTTTCTCAAGATCCTTGCTTTTCGCGTATATCCGCCGATGACCAACCTGAATGTAGTCAGGTACCTTAATTGACTCGTAGCGAATGCCTTCGTATTCAAATGGCCATTTTAATTTTATTTCCATTACACTCTCAGTGCTTTGCGAACAGAATCACCATAGTCAACGCCCGATATGAATTGAATCCCGTTTTCCAAATCGATATTGATAAGCGGAACATCTTCAAGTTTGAAGGAGTATCGATAAACAGACATCTCAATCGTGAGGTTTGCGGCTTTGACATCCCCTGCCTTCCATGTGCCGAAGTCGAGCCCTTTGATCCACCCCTGCATGATTGCGGTCATGGGCTCAGCTTCCGACCCCTGCCGCTGGCGTGCGCCTGTAACGAGCGTTGTGACGTTTCCACCGACCGAAAATCCCGTTGCAAGCAGGATTTCTGACGGAATTTCCAGGAGCTTGATGGTGGACTCAAGCTTCTCCAGCGAGACGCCTACCTCCACCGGTCCATGCATGGTCGAAGCCTGAAACTCTTCTGTTTTGATTTTAATCTTCGGGAGAGTGATTTCTTCGGCGCGTAGCTTATAATCAAATCCGTTAATCTGGACATTAAAATTCTTTAAAAACTTGGGAAGTGGCAAAAAATGGAACCTTAAGCGATGAGATTGGCAAGATATTTGTCAGTGATTTGTTCCTCGAAAGTCAGTGTTTCCGACACAGGCGATGGAGTGAACTCGTACACAAACCAGGCTTTTCCATCAAAGAGATTTTGGGGAGTATTCGCTTCCGCCTTGGCGTAACAGGTGCCACCTGCAATTGCTCCAGTAGTTTGCAAATCGCCAAGATATTTGTTCACGCTTGCAACAACCGTTTCGAAATATGTCCGTGTTAAATTACGCGCGACCGCATAAAGGTGGGACGATATCAACGCCTCTTTGATGGCATCAGAAATCCTGACCTTTTGAATCTGGTTTGTCTTGAGATCTGTCTGGATTCCGCTTCCGCGAATACCCCACAATCTAAAACCATTAAGGCGCACGATGGTTGCAACCTGGATTGCATTCAGCTTTTGAGCTTCAGATTCTGGATCATCGAGAGCAAAAGAAATTGTACGGGAAGTTCCAATAATCCCTTCGATCTCCTGGTTTGAAGGAGATTCCCAAAAATTGATACGTCCGAAAACACCCGCTGCATGAGCGCTTGCTGGGACGAAGCGGGAGGTTTTATCTGACGCTTGCTTCGCTTTGGGATTAATGATGTAAAGACGTTCACTGCCGTTCGCATTTCGATAGTCCTGCTCTTTCGAGTCCGGAGCGTCTGCAATTGCGATGGCATTGAGGCGCTTTGCTACGGAAACCAGTTTTCCTGCGATTGGGTCGGCGTTTACTTCAGGCATTCACTTTTGCTTTCATATTCAATGGCATACCGGCATTGCGGGCGCTGCGCAGCGGAGTTGGTACCGGATCGTTTTCAGGAGTTGGTACCGGATCGTTTTCAGGAGTTGGGGTCGGCGTCGGAGCTGGTGTTGGGACGGGAGTTGGCGTCGGGGCGTCAGTCGGGATTTGTGCAGTATGCCCAGGAGCACAAAGAATTTTTGGTTTATAGTTGGTTAAAGCCTCAGCTTCCAAAAGCTTTTCAATTGCCTTGAGCAGGTTATCAGTCGATTCCGATTTGGAACGAACAACAATAACCGTCCGGGTACGCTGGTTGAAGATCGCTTCAACCGACGCGTGGAGAGTACCCTTTTCCTCTTCATTCGTCGCTTGCTTGGGGTCAGGCAGGATCGCATCAAGCGCATCCTTCTTTTTAAAAAATACGACCGGCGTCTCTGCTGGCAGAAGAACGTCGCTCGCCTTGGGTGCTGTACCAACAACCCCCACCACTGCCTGGTTAGGGGTGAGGATGATGCGAACCTCATCTCCCCCTTTAACAACTCGTATTCCGTTCAAATAATCTGGATCGGACAATCAAAAACTCACTGAAAAATCATTGTGAAATATACGCTTAAGAGTGCTGATGGCAGGAGATGACTGCCTGCAGGCGCTCTGGATGGCTTTGGTCTGGAGGGTATTGAATGACTTGCCTGGATCCACTTCATAGGTTTTCCGGGTAAGACGAATTATTTTTGCATTTGAGAATCCTACCCAGGAAAGCGCCAGCTTCATCGAGTGAAGAGTGCCGCGATACTTCATAAATTTTATGATGTCGGGAAATATTAATTCCACGTCAACGATATATTGTTCAAGTTCACCGAGAGCAAACTCCCAAAGCAAAGCTTCGTGAAACCTGGAATTTTTCCCGTCGCGAATTGGAATGGATACCTCAGGCGAATAGGCTGGAATAAACTTTCTGTAGTGGATGTCTATCAAGCGGTAACCGGTGTCAGAACAATGGTGTTAAGGACAATGAATTCATTTTTCTTTGCTTCCAGATCATCGACTGGCGTTAAGATTGATATGGATGAGATGCCTTCGACATGGAGCTGTGAGTAAATCCATGAAAGAGGAAGATTGAGGCCCAGCCTCGATCGCTCCCAGACTTTTTTGGCAAAATCCTCCTTTAAGTCGTTGAGGAATGCCTGACCCTTTCCCGGCGCAAGTTTGGCTCTTGCCTGGACATTGACGATCCTCGACTCGGCAGCCACAACATCGAATAAATCAAATGCCGGCTTGATATGATCCTGGCCAATGAAGTCGACCACCTTTTTCAAGATGATGGCCATATCCGGTTCAATTTTTATGTTTGGCTGAAGGTGAACCACAACCTTGTCATCGACGGTCTCAGCATATGCATCCAGCACCGAAAACTCGTCAGGGGTCCTTGCACCTTCATTGGCCGAAGCAAGAGCCAGGCTTCGGTACATTTCGAGCGGCCCTGCGGGTGATGCCTTATGGAGATTGAGCCTCATTCTTTCCCGGAACGCTTCGAGTGATTCGCCATCACGTCTCATGCCGAAAAAAAGGAAATTCAGATCTTCCGAGTATCGGAGAAGCTGAGCCATGCCCGCAGCGTTTATTCTAGCCCTAATCATAAGCTCCGACATTGCCAGCTCAGAAAGGGCACGAAAGATAGGGTCAACCGGTGCAGGCCTTTTGAATGAAGGAAACTGCGTCTGATAACTTTGTGTGAAGCGGTTGATTTTCTCGTCGAAGATGGCTTCAAAATTCAGTTCTTCTTCAATTTTCGGAGCGGTCGTCAAGCAGCGTCACTCACTGTAAAAACTGATTCCTGCCACTGCACAGACACTGTTGTGGTCAATGATCCATCTTCCACAGACGAGTTAACAATGAGCACCTTTAGTTCAGGGAGCAGGCTTTCTGCGCTGTCAATCAGTTCACCGCTAAGACTCAGCATCCAAACATCGGTCATGGGGGCGGCAAGGTAAGGCTGAAAATCCGGCCCAAGTTCCCGGTACATGATCATCGACCGCTTCAGAGTTTTCATCAGTCGTCTGATGCACTGTCGGGCATATTCTTCGCCAGAAATCATAAGCCCGGACTTTTCATCCATTCCCATCATTGAATCTTCCCATCCACGATCGGGCCGCCGCCACTTGGGGCAGTGCCAATGGCAATCGCATTTTCAGCAATGTGGTCTATGACGATTTCTGCAAACTTTTGCCAGGCTTCGTCATAGGTTTTCGCGGCTTTCATTGAAGACTGGAGGGCCTTGGCCAATACTTCTTCACTACCCTTTAGCGGCATCGCCTATCCTCCGAAGCTTTCCAATTTTGTTTTGATTGGCGGCAGCTTCTCGGCATTGTCAGTGGAGAGCTGCGGACCAAAAAGGGTTGGAGTCTTCGACGTTGCGATTACCCCAAGAACTTCAGCCAGAAGCGAGATCAGCTCGCCCTTTTCGTTTTTGATTGATGCCTTGGCGGTTTCAATGTCCAACCGATCGGCTTTTATCTTGAGGGTGAGGCCCGATTCCTTCGCCATGGTCAGCGTGTGGGTTCCAAGGTCATAGGAATATGTCAAACCATCGCTAAATTTCCGCAATATGAGATTGGGGTCTTTGGACGGGGCTGGCTTCTCCTCAGAATAGAGCCCGGTTAGCACAAAGCCAGCAGCCAGCTCACCGCCTGGCGAGAGCACAAGGCAGGGTTCCCCCACTTCTGGAGGATCCCAGTCGATGGTTTTCCACGCCCGCCGCTGAAAATATGGGAGCCAGTTTGTACTGATTTCCCCTGATTCGACCCGCACGAGTGCAGTTTGATGGTCGATCTCCTGGATGACGCCTGGGAGGATCATATTTGCCATTCTGCGGCTAAGTTCAGACATTTCGCGCATCATACGGGCCTGGGGTCCTCGCTTAGATACCTGACCCTGTAGGTCTGTTGGGCAGCGGCAAATACCTGATCACCTTCGCCGTCGACGATAAAATCCGCCGACTCAAGGTCCACCGACGAAACCAGGGCTTCGAGCCCAGGATCGGAAAGAAGGATGTCTTCAACCTGATCCGCCAGATCGAACATCTCATCCTCTGGGTCCTCTCGCGGCTGCAGGGCGAGCTCGACCCTTAGCTCCAGTTCCCGCTCCTGGCTGTCCCCGAGCAGGTCCAGAAGTCTTTCACTTGGAAAATAAATGAGTGCAGCTGGCAGGTCCTCAGCAGAGAGGGCCGCGGTGCGTGAGCTGAAACGGTTTATCCCCAGCTGCTGCCGAAGGACTTCGCGAATCCGCTGACGAATTTTTCTACGAATGACTCTAAAATTTCCCATGTGTGATCGCTTCATTCAATTCGTTTTGCACTCTTTCAAGAGTTATTTCGAAAACGCCGACACCCGAATGTGATATTTCTTTGATCAGATATCGGCTCGCGGTTGCAACATTCGTCACTGCAACTCTCTCCGTCAGCCCAGAAGCTGCCTCCGGCTGAACCAGGATCACCGAATGAAGTTTCAAGGCAGAAGGCTTCACAGGGGAGGATTTGTCCGAATACTCGAAAAAATCTGCCTGAAACAATCTGCCATCTTCAGTCTGAAATACCGATTCAACAGGGGGCCAGCTCAGCTCTATGCAACCTTCAAAAGACAGGTTGCGTTGGGATCGTAGGGAACCAGTAGTGGCGCCGACTGAATCATGATATAGCGGTGAGATGGATCTTCAGTCTCCCAGCTCTTCAGAAAAAATGGACGCGCGCCGTTGTCGATTTTGAGGTCCTTGATCGCTCCGTAGTGCCTGACGCCTTCAATGGATTGGCCGGTGAGCAGCACCTCGTTCGGCTCAAGAAACCGCTTTTCGACTCCATCGTCGAGATAGCGGCCATAGTGTACAAAGACATCGAAGTCGCCAAACCGTCCCTTGTACTGAACATCTTCGGACTGCTGGGTGGGGGTTAAAACAAGCGTTGTGTCCACATTCCGCAGGAGGTCGGCAGCTTTTTTAACCTCGTTGTTCCCCCGGAAATAGTTCCACGCGCCTGGTCCCATGATCAGATCGGTTGCACGGGCCGAGTTATTGGATTTATCCCTGACAAGCTGGCTTTTTTCCTCCAGAAGTTCCGTGATCTTGACGTCAGGATTCGACCACTTTTGCGCTTCCGGGAGATCAACAGTCAGCTCCGCAGCGCGACCGAAATCGACGACGTGATTGAACCCTTCACCTTTAATGACTGCTTTGCCGGTTTTAGCGACCTCCGCGGCCATGACCTCCAAGCGGTTGTTGAGCCTTTCGCGGAGCCGATTGACATCGTTGATGACATGGAGGCGCATGCGCTGCTCAGCCGACATCGATCCACCAAGAGATTCGCCCGCCATTCGCTTCAGGGGAAGCTCCGGATCATGGACGACCTTTTCCTTGACGTAGGCCGGCTTATAGCTTTTGGTTTTATAGCCTTTGTGAGTAAGGATCTTCCCTTCATGCAGCGGATGAACATAAGGCGAGATGCCTTCGCTGCTTTCCACAACATCGAATAGGATTTCTTCGCTCTCGTGGACGACTTCCGTGGGGAAGTATCGGTTCAAGAAAAAGCGGGGCTGTTGACGGAGACGGCGGACGACGCGATCAAAATACCAGGTCGAATACAGAGAGGGAGACAAACTTAAACACTATCCTTTGATATAGATTGAAATTGGTTCGAGTACGGGTTTAACTGTTGCAATGGTATGGCCCTTTCCAAGAGTGATTCCGCCTTGGTAAAAACTTCCCGTGTGGTAGGCAATTGTTAGCTTATCGCTTGCGTTGGCATCGACGTCTTCCGCCAGAATCCTATAAGGTGCCTCGCTTCCGTCAGCGATGGGCTTGTCGTCAGCTGTGAGTTTAGCGGAGATGACGTATTTCCCGCCTGCCGTCTTCTTTCCAAGCAGGGTGCCTCGTTTCAGTGTCTGACCTGATTCGAGGACGATGGTTTCCGATTGGAGTGGAAAATCCCCCGCGATCAGATCCTGGGGTCTATATTCGCCAATTTCGCCGAAGCCTGGTTCATATCCCATATAAATTCCTCTTAGTTCAGGTTCACAAGGCCAATGCTGGCTGCAAATCGCAAGTCGGCATCCAGGTCATCCTCATTTGATTGCGCAGGTTTTCCGTCAAGATTGGACAGCGCAGAGTCTGCCCGTTTCATTTGATCGACTTTCTTGACTTTGCTTTCCTGCTCATGGGTCAGAATTCGCAGGGCGGCATCACCGACAGAGACATTGTCCTTGATGAGCTGATTTACGAAGTCTGTGGATACCCGTCCACTCGCAATTTGTTGAATTTTCAGGATCCGCTCAATTTGAGCGTTTTCAATCTCCGCAGGGGACCGGCCAGCATCCGTCGCAATATCAGCATTGCGATTTTCAGATGGGGGATCTGAGATTTCGTTCACAATAGACATGACTGCACCTTCAAAACTTGAGATTTCATCGATCATTCCTTTTTCAAGCGACCTTTCTCCGATAAATATTGATCCCTGACCGAACTTTTCCAGAACGGTTTCGGCAGAGACGCCGCGATTTCGAGCGACTTTTTGCACGAAAATGGCTCCGAGGTCATCCACCGTGCGTTGGACTTCCTGGGCTCCCTGTTCCGTCCCCGGATCCCGATTTTTGTTGGGAGACACGGAGCTAACGAAAGAGACTTCACCGGATTTTTCCTTGGACCTGACGACAGTCTGGACCCCGATACTTCCCAGGAGGGCGGTTTCGGATGCGAAGATTTTGGAGCAGGCGGACGCAATCCAATATGCTGCCGATGCACCCAAGCCACCGACGTATGCATAGATTGGTTTTGTCTTGCGAGCGCTGAAGATATGATCGGCAAGCTCTGCGCAACCATTGGCCTCGCCACCCGGGCTGTCGATATTCAGGAGTATGGCTTTGACTTCAGGGGATTTTATCATCGCATGAATATCGCGGAGGACAATCTCGTAGCTTGTAGCGCCGGAGACCTCCGAAAAAAGGTTGGCCCGTTTGAAGGTCGGCCCTTGCACAGGGACAATGCCGATGCCTTCCCGCACAGTGGAGCTGTGTGCATAAGACGGTTTTCGGCCCAGACTTTTTTCCAGAGCATTTAAATCGTTGGTTCGGGTCGCCACGGAAAGAAGGGTGTTTAAACCTTCCTCGGTGATGGCCCACAGCGATTGTTCAATAAGAGAGAGAGCTAAACTCAAAAGTCCTCCGCGACTGTTCCCAACATATAACGCTTTTGCCTGAATGTGAAATGGGCACCCGCCCACTTTCCAAACCCCACCAAAGCCTGCTAGGTATCTGCATGTCGGGGAATGATCCCCAAAATTATTGTTCAAGGATTTTTCGATGAAAAACAGAATGCTCGTGCTTCTTGCTGCCATTTGTTCCGCAAAAGTATTTGCTGGCGCCTTCGCAATCAAGCCCGAGGTTATTTATTCGACGGCGCAACTGAAGATTGGTGACGAGAAGCTGACAACAGCTGATGGCGGGGAAATGTCGAAAGAAGTCAGTAATTCGCGGTTTGTAAAAGGATATGGCGGTGCGCTCAACTTGGAATACGAACTGTCTGATCGCTTGCGGCTCGGCGGAGGTCTTGGCTATCTTAGCTACAATCAGCAGCATGGCCAGAATCAGCCAAACTTCAACGACCTCTTCGGGAAAGCTCAGGTTTTCTATGACTTTTTGAAGGCAGGGGATTTTAGCGCCTATGCTGCAGGCGGTGCCAGTTATCACATGATCGATCTCAATAGCGAGAGCCATGCAGGTATGTGGGTGAAACCGGGTGATGTCCAGGTTTGGAACTACGATGCTGGTCTGGGCGGCAGAATGAAGGTGGCGGAAAACGTGAACCTGGGGCTGGAGTATCGGGTTACCAATCCCCTCGATAGTGATCATACCAAGGTCAAGTATTCCGCTGGTGATGAATCAATGAAAACCGAATTGACCAAAGTTAAACTTAGTACAAACGAAATTCTTGCTTCACTATCTCACGTTTTCTAAATCATTTTCCTTAAGGCAGGCCAGGAGCTAAGGCTTCTGGCCTTTTTCATTTTTATTTTCGCTGCCTTTCTTTATATTTGATACTAAGTCTTGGAAGATGATTGGCTATGCTATTAAACGTGAATCCCGAAAAGACCAAGGACTTTGGAGTAAAGAATATAAGTGATTCCAGTAAGCACTGCAGCGATCAGAAACGACAACAAAAAAGAAAAGTTCCGGCTGACCAGGGTTGCAAAGACTGGAAAAAAGGCTAGAGATGGGGGAACTAGCCAAAAAACATTCCAGGCAAGTGAGGCGAGCTTGTCCTTATCGCCAGTCTCAAAATTCACCCAAATTAGCGCAAGAATGGATGTCAATGGCAAGGCCAGCGTTATTCCTGCGACGAAAGAAGATTTTTTAGCTAGCTCGGACGCAAGAGCAATGATCGAAGCAGAGACCAGAATTTTTGCTACCCAAAAAACGCTCATCATTCTTTCCCAAAAAGTTGGCTTGCAAAATACCAAGATGACATAAGTATTTATTCCAGTGCATGAATCAGGACTTGAAGGTCGGAAGACTTTCTATGTTGATTTGACTTGTAGCGCTCAGTCTCAGAAGCTATTATCCTTATAGCGTCGTCAACTGTTGGTCGAAATATGAAAACGGTACTTGCCTACATCTTCACTGCGCTGCTTGTATTGCCGTTTCACATATTAACTTATGTGAAAACGGTACTACATGTTGTGCATCAGGATCACGCTCATCATGATGACCACAATGAAGATGGTGACCACAGTCATGATAATTCGATTGATCACGAATCTGATGAGGTCAGCCTCTCCTTAAAAGAGAACAGTGATCTCAGTCACCAGCATGCTCCGAATCAACCCGTTCATAGTCATCATATGGAAATTTGGGGACTATTCTCCAATCCCGGGGTCAGTCAGCGTGTATCTTTGATGAATTTGCCTGCTTTTAAATTCCTGGACCCTCCAGTTTTTGAAGTGAATATAGCGATCTCCGAGCTTTTCTCCGGCAGCCTCTTACGGCCTCCTATTGCTTAAAGCGGCAACAGTATAATTCAAGCGAAAATTAACCACCTGCGATAGCGGACGAAATGCCCGTGCGCAAGCTATTTGCTGCTTCCCAGACTTTCGGAGAAGTTGATGCTCAATGCTATTATTCGTTATTCCCTGAATCATCGTTTGACGATTCTTGGGCTGCTCCTGGCTATCTGCACCTACGGGTTTATCGTTGCCGGCAGACTGCCGGTTGATGTCCTGCCCAACCTGAACCGGCCAACGGTGTCGGTTCTTGCCGAGGCGCATGGTCTGGCCCCTGAAGAGGTTGAATCTCTCGTAACAGTCCCCATCGAGTCGGTTTTGAATGGGGCCCCGGGTGTACTCCGGGTCCGCTCCTCCAGTGGAATCGGCATTTCCATTTCATACGTGGAGTTTGACTGGGGGACTGAGGTCTTCCAGAACCGCCAGCTGATTGCGGAGAGGCTTCAACTCCTCCAAGGAAGACTTCCTCCCGGTATCGTGCCGGTCATGGGCCCTGTCACATCCATTATGGGTGAAATTCAATTTGTCGGGCTCACGGCGACAGACAAAACCATGTCACCCATGGACATGCGCTCCTATGCTGACTGGACCCTGCGCCCTCAGCTCATGACTATTCCAGGTATCAGCCAGGTCGTAGTTATGGGTGGTCAGGTCAAACAGTATCAAATACTTGTTTCCAGCCAGGCTCTGCAAAGGCGGGGCATATCTCTTGAAGAGTTTAAAGAGTCAATTCGCCAAATCAGTGAAAACACCACAGGCGGCTTCCTCGATATTGGCGAGAAAGAATACCTTATCAGGCCTCTCGGACGGGTAGGCTCACTGGATGACATCAGAAATTCAGCAGTTGGTATGCATCTTGGGCAACCCGTTTTTGTCAGGGATGTCGCAGAGGTCAAGCTCGGTCCCAAGCAGAAGCGGGGGGAAGGCAGCATCAATGGGAAACATTCGGTCATACTTACGATTCAAAAGCAGCCGAATGCCAGCACCATCGATCTAACCAAGGCAATCGATAAAAAATTGGATGAGATGACGCCGACTATTCCAGCTGGAATGAAACTGGAAAAGAACCTTTTCCGTCAGGCACACTTCATCGAAACAGCTATCGATAATGTGAAGGAAGCCCTTCGAGACGGCATCATTATGGTGGCTATCATCCTTTTCCTGTTCCTTCTCAATGTCCGTACTACTGCAATTACCCTTGTCGCCATTCCTGTTTCGATGCTTATGACTGCCATCGTGTTCCATCTGGTTGGTCTAGGTGTCAACACCATGACTTTAGGCGGTTTGGCTGTTGCCATCGGCGAGCTTGTGGACGATGCCATCGTCGACGTGGAAAACGTCTTTCGAAGGCTAAGGGAGAATAGGCTTTCCCCTAACCCCCAGCCCCCTCTCCGGGTTATTTATGCGGCTTCATCCGAGGTCAGGAATTCCATCGTAATCTCAACCGTTATCGTCTGTCTGGTTTTTCTTCCGCTCTTTGCCCTGGGAGGGATTGAAGGTCGATTGTTTGTCCCGCTGGGGATTGCCTACATCATTTCCATTCTTGCATCGTTGGTCATTTCTCTGACAATTACGCCGGTTTTGTGCTCCTACTTCCTGCCTCAGTCGAAAGCTATTGCCCACGCAGAAGATGGATTTTTCGTTCGGATGCTCAAGCAAGGTGCTCGTCGGGTCGTGCTCTTTACGATGCCCAAGCCTTGGCTGGTGTTTGGCTTGTCGCTAGGTCTTTTGATCTTTGCTTTGAGTCTTCTCCCCAAAATGGGCCGGAATTTTCTACCAAGTTTCAATGAAGGCACAGCTACAATCGGCGTTGCCGGTGCACCCGGAATATCCCTTGCTGCATCCGACAAGCTTGGGATCAAAATTGAAGAGGCCATTCTTTCGGTCCCTGAGGTTGTCTCGACGGTGAGGCGCACAGGACGGGCGGAAATGGATGAACATGCGGAAGGCGTTCATTGGCACGAAATCGATGTCGATTTCAAGCAAGAGGGACGTTCGCGGCCTGTGGTCCTTCAAGAAATCCGTGAAAAAATCGAAGCGACGGGTGACGTTTATGTGAACCTCGGCCAACCTATCGGTCATCGTCTGGACCATCTTCTCTCCGGCGTCCGCGCTCAAATAGCCGTTAAAATATTTGGGCCGGAACTCAGCGAGTTGAGGCGGCTTGGAGGCGAAGCTTATGGTCTACTTGAAGCCATTCCCGGTATCGTTGATCTCCAAGTCGAGCCTCTGGTCCTTATTCCACAGTTGAAAATCGCAGTGGATAGGGAGGAGGCTGGAAAGTTTGGAATTAAATCCGGTGCACTTGCAGAAGACCTTGAAATTGCCCTGAATGGTGAAACTGCGGGGCAGTTTATAGAAGGTCAAAGAATCCACGACATATTCATGCGACTTGATGACGACTCGCGATCCACCCCGGAAACCATTGGCTCGACTCTACTCAAGGTGCTGCCCAGTGGGCAGGGAGTCAGACTCAGCGACGTGGCTCAGGTCTATCAAGGCAGTGGACCGAATATGATCAATCGTGAGGACATGCAGCGACGGATTGTAGTGTCTGCCAATACCCAGGGAAGAGACCTGGGAACGACCGTTCTTGAAATTCAGGAAAAGTTGGCGAATGGCCTCAAACTACCAGCAGGTTATTTTATCAAGCTGGGAGGTCAGTTTGAAAGCCAACAGCAGGCTTCCAAAAGAATCGCCGTGCTGGGTCTTCTTTCAATGTTGGGAATATTTGCTGTACTTTATCTCCACTTCCGATCATGGGTCCTGAGCTTTCAGGTCATGCTGAACGTTCCCCTTGCCCTCATCGGAAGCATTGTGGCTATTTATATGACGGATCGAGTACTTTCAGTCGCCACCCTTATAGCCTTTATCACCCTATGTGGGATCGCCTCGAGAAACGGCATCCTGATGGTCAGTCACTACCTCCATCTCATGCAGGAAGAGGGTGAAACGTTTAGCAAAGAAATGATTTTAAGAGGAACCCTTGAAAGGCTCGTCCCCGTTCTGATGACAGCATCCACAGCTGCACTTGCTTTAATTCCCCTGCTTATGGCAGCCGGAGAGCCAGGCAAGGAGATTCTGCACCCCGTAGCCGTTGTCATCGTAGGTGGACTTGTGTCCTCCACTTTCCTCGATCTGATCGTAACTCCGACAGCCTTTTACCTGTTCGGTAAAAAAGCTTCAGAGCAATATCTTCGCTTTCACGCGAACAAAGGAGAACTTGTATGAAATTGAGAGCATTTCTTGTTGTAGCCTGTCTCGCAAGCAGCATCCCATCTTTCGCCCACGATGAAGGTCATGGCCCCAAAATTTCTGACACCGGAAAATTTGGTGGACTTGTGTCAGCTGTTGTTGAGAAGAAATACGCTTTGTTGGGAGCCAAAGCAGAACTCCACTACAAAGCTGAGCTGGTACGATCACCCGACGGAAAAGTACAGGTTTATCTTTACGATTCTGCAATGAAACCCGTGGATGGCAGCACCTGGGATAAAAAAGGCAAAGTCACAATGGCAACACAAAAGAAGGGCAAAATGCAGTCCAAGGACTTTGAAGTCACGTTTGACGGCAAAGCCTTCTCCGGTCAGATGCCAGAAGTCATCGGCAAGCCGTTCAACCTCGACTTTATCTTCAAAGATAAGGACAAGGAACTTTTAACTGCATTCGACAATCTCGACTAATCTGTAACCAAGGATCTTTCAATGAAGGCATGGGCATCATTCCTCCTAGTGGCTATCCTCCCAGCAAAGCTCGCTGCACGAGAACTTGTTGTCCTCAAATACGATGATCTCCCTACGCTTATTAAAAAAAGCAGTAGAGACGTCAAGGCAGCAGAGTTTCTCGCGGAGGCATCATCTTCCAGACAAGGGTTTCAGGACCGAGCAAAGTATCCTAGGCTGGATTTTGAATCCGGGTTGAGGGGAGTCAGAGAACTTAACGGCAATGGAGATAATGCTCCTTTTCTGAAGGTCGAAGGAAGCATGAACCTCTATCGAGGCGGCCGTGATGCCCTTAAGGATGCCGTTCAGGAAAAAGAAACCGCGATCAGAATGGTAGACACTCAATTGGTTCTTCGAAACCAATTGAGTGTCGCAAGAGAACTCTATGTAAAGCTCGCTTCCATTCGAGAATTCAAACGTGCTTGGGCCGAAGCTGTGAAGGTCGCAGAGCAAAAGAAAAACTCATCGCGAGTCAAATTCAAAGCCGGATTGACTACCAACACTGACCTTTTGGAGTTTGAGCTTCATCAATCTTCTTTAAAACGAGAAAAGAGAAAACTCGACAAGGAAGAGCATGAGCTTATGAACAAACTTCGCGTCCTTCTTGGTCTGAAAGAAGATTCCGAAATCATACTCAAAAGATCATTTTCTCATCCGCCAGAACCTGGAGAGGGAAATTTCAAGTTTTCAGCAGCTGTTCATCCTGAGGTTCGCAAACTTTCTTTGCAGGCCGATCAAGCTCAAGCAATTGCCCAATCAATGTCGTCAAAATGGAGTCCGGAAGTCAATCTGTTCGCCAGCTATGAAGAATACCTTGCTGCCGATAAGGACGTGCCAGGCTCATTGCCAAGAAGAGACTTTGCGACCGGCGTACGGCTAAGCATTCCTATTGGTGACAACCTCTCGCTGCAGAATGAGGCATCCGCAAAACGTCTTGAGGCCTCTGCCTACGAACTTCAGAAGCAACAAAGCGAACAGCAGGTTGAAGTAGCCTATGAAGAATACCTTCATGACATGACTGTCTTGCATGAACTCATTCACGATTCCGAAGCACAGCTACAGAAAGCTAAAAAATACTTGAGCCAAACAAGCATTGAATATGAGCGTGGGGTTAAAAATGGGCCTGATGTTCTGGAGGCAAGTCGTACTCTCTACAACACCGAAATCGAGAATATCACGCTTCTTTTTGAGTACTATTTGGCTGAGGTCGGCATTTCCAGTTTGACTCTGAATTAACTTGATAACAACCAGCTATTCATCAACAGGAAGGGTATGGCAATGTTCAGATCAGTCTCTATTTTCTCCGGAATCATGATCAGCCTATTCACAGGATGCAGCCACAGCTCCCCAAAGACTATTTCGGAAATTAAATCTGGAAGAGAAGTGGTGGTTTCACTTAACGAGGAAGGCATCAAGGAAGGAGATAGAATTCTTTTTTTCTGGGAACACTGCCACGTTCATAACAAGAAGTCTCATTGCAAAGACGAGCCACTCGGAGAGGGAGTCGTTAAGTCAAGTTTAGGAGAAAGGAAATTCATAGTCGTGAAAAACTCTGATTTTGACTTGGACAGCAATGATGCTGCCAAGAAAATACAGCCCTAGTAAAGCAGCAAACCATCAATGCTTCTGTAAGTGGGGTCTGCCAAAGCGCAGACCCCTTGCCAATTTACTTCGAAGGATGAGCTTCGAAAAAATCCAGCAGCAGCCTATCCTGCTGATGGTTCGACTGCAATTTTTGTCGGTGTCACTAGGACTTTGTCCACTCGGTGGCCATCCATATCCATGACTTCAAACCACCATCCTTGCCAAAGCATTTTCTCGCCAGCTCGTGGAATGTGGCCCAGCTCGCCCATCATAAAACCGCCAAGCGTTTGGTAATCCTCTGGGAAGAATTTCTCATCTATCTCCGGAATGATGTCTGAAACTTTCGCAAGCGACATAATTCCATCAACAAGCCATGAGCCGTCAGATCTTACCACGGCCCCGTCAGCGCCCTTTCTATGCTCTTGTGGAAGGTCTCCAACAATTGACTCAAGTAGGTCGAGAACTGTAACGATTCCACATAGCCCTCCATATTCGTCAACCACTACAGCAAAGTGTTTACCTGATTTTTTGAACATTTCCAAAAGCTTGAGCGCAGGCATGCTTTCAGCAACAAACAAAGGTTCCTGCATCGCTACTTTGAGGTCCAATGGTTGATTCTGGCTGATTGCCGCAAATAGAGCCTTCACGGAAACAACACCAACAATATGGTCTATACTGCCTTTATAGACGGGAAAATAGGAGTGCATTGATTTTCTGATACGATCCAGGTTCACTTCGGTAGGATCTGTTATATCAAGACTCACAAGTTGAAGGCGTTGTGTCATGACTTCGGAAACCGATCTATCACTGAGCTTTAAAGTTCTCTTTATGATCGTTTCTTCTTCGCGTTCGAATACTCCAGCCTGGGTCCCTTGCTCGACCAGAATTCGCACTTCGTCATCCGTTATTGGTGCATCTTCAGGTTGCTTATACTGAAAAATTTTGAGAATTCCTTCAGTTGCCCCACTTAAGAATTTCACTGCGGGCCTGGACACAAGGGCCAGCAAGCTGATCGGCTTAGACATCAGGACAGCAAGTCCTTCCGCGTGGCCCAATGCCAGTCTTTTCGGGACAAGTTCGCCAAGTATCAACGAAAGTATTGTTACGAGAAAGACGACACACCCTAGCCCAATGGCGTCAGCATAAGGTGCGAGTGTAGGCACCTGAGAAAGAGCTTTGGCAAGCTGTTCAGCCATATTTGCGCCACCAAATGCGCCGGCAAAAACTCCGATCAGTGTAATTCCAATTTGAATCGCCGCAAGAAATCTGGATGGCTCTTCCAAAAGCTTTAAAGCAGTTTTTGCACCTGAGCTGCCTTGGTTAGCAAGTTGCTGTAAGCGAATTTTTCTAGCGGAAACCATTGCCATCTCTGACATTGACAGAACGCCGTTAAATAACGCTAACCCAACAATGATTGCGAGTTCGAAGAGGAGTCCAAACGGGTCCATGAATCGATTTCTCCATTGGAAAATTAATGATCATCAAATCGAATGCCAAGTGAACACGTCGACACTTGCGACATCAAATGCCGCCGTGTTCGAGTCGAATGCCTTAGCATAAAGGGAAGAAGACAATATAATATCGGGAGGCCATCGAAAGACGCTATCCAGGATGGAACAAACAGAAATTGTCCCACTCCAACTCGGCAAAAACATCTTGTAGCAAGGCAGAGCCATCGATAAATCACTTCCTACAATTAGAGACGCTATACAATGATTCAAGGGACTTTGAGAAGGACGTTTGTGATTTACTCAGGCAGAACATTTGATGGAACTCATGTTGACGATGTATTTTGAAATGACCTTCATTGTCATGCCATTCTTGAAAAGTCGCTTTTTCCAGGAACTGGACTTGATCGGGCCAACCTCCAATGTTGACAGCATCATACCCTCTGGCTTAACATTTGTTAAGTCAGATTAGTGTTTCGACTCAGCAGGCAGGTAAATTTATTGAAGTATTCTGATGCCTTGGGAATTTTAGCGGAAGCTCAGTTGTCACCGGAACAACTAGCCCCGCTTATTGGCATATCAAACATGACCTATCGGCGATGGATGAAACGCTCAAACAAAGATGATGAGATTTCAACTCTTCACGAGCGCGGTGTTCGAGAAGCAATCAGTATTCTGCGTATGAAGGGTCTATTGCCTTGCGTGAATACAGGCGAACAGCCTCAAATTGAGCAGTCGAAATTTTTTGAATCGGTCAGCCAAACCATTAAGTCACTGTGTTCAGCTCATCCAGGCCCTCAAAGTGAAGGTGAGGAAGCATTTCTGCGCGATCTTTTGCAGCAAATAGGCGCCTACTCTGACGCGCTCCCAACCATTCAGAAATCTGCGCATGTTTTTGAATCATTTCAGAAGAATCATCCTCGATTTGGTTCGGACTTCAATGTTTTGCTCTATGTTGTGCGAACAAAAGGAATCCCTCAGGTTCTCAAAACTGTCGCCTGCGGTGCGCTTTTATACTTTCTCACTCCTGTGGACATGATTCCAGATTTTAACTTCGGTGTGGGATACCTTGATGATTATGGTGTAATTGCTTTTGCTGCCGCGTTTTGTCAAACGAAAGAAATCTTAGGAAGAAGCAAATCATAAATATCTAAAACAGGTATTACGATTTCCTTGTTTAGGCCTTAGACCATTGTTCCAACTATGCAATTACATACCAACCTCACGCATTTTCACAGAATTCAGAACGATACGCTCTCATAAATTTCGTATCAGGAGTGAGTTTCCATGGACGACAGAGCACAGCAAAGAATTTTTGAAAAAATACTGCTTCATGATCGGTATAAAATCGATTTCAATTTTAAACGCTCGAATGCTCTTCGAAATCCGTTCGGGCTTTCTTTTTTCGTGATAGCCCTCATAGGTTTCGCGATTATAGTCGGGAAGATAATCAACGGAGCCTAGGTGAAAATTTCGAGTCTCAAGCCACCATTGAAGTTCTTGACTGGGGAATGAAAAATATTGGATGCCGGAACTTGCCCAGCAGAGAAAGGCTTATGTACAGATTCTATCTATACACTAAACCAGATTCTGGGCAAATCCACGGCAAACGTATGATGCCCTATTTGCTGAAGAACTCAAGAAAATTTCAGCTACCTTCACGTTCAACATCTGTCAGGATGGTAGAGATTACTGGTTTTCTATTTCTCTTCGAAGTTTCTCATAGTCCTTGCCTTGTTCTTCGACAATAGACCGACGTGACGCAACACCCGATAAGAGCCGAACTTCATCTGCTTTCGCATCTTTCAATGGATCGATGCTTTGCATGGATGCGCCGATCCACTCTGTGGATAGATAGATCCGTCGCTTAAGTGGGTCTTCAAAACCTGGGGCGTCGAGCATCCCGACGGCAATGGCTTCCTGGATGATCCACTCGTAAACCGGCTGGCAAAGCATCCGCACGAGCCACAAACGTCTGAGTTTGAAGACCTTCCACGCTTCAAGCAGGGCTGCGCGGCTGGCGGAATAGGAGGACTGAAAGTGCTGCACCAGGACTTCGTAGGGAAGGCCGAGCGCGATCCCAACCTGCCGCAAGATCGCCTGGACGAAAGGATCAAAACCGGAATTCGGGCGACCTGGTGCCACCGATTCAACTTTTTCACCAGGAAGCAGGTTCACCATAAGGCCATTGCCGAACTTCTCGGACGAGCGCTCCCGATCTGCCGGTTTTCTCGACGCGAGATGGGCATCGGCTTTGTTTCCGAACGGCCCGCTGCCTTCGGACGTGACGAAAACACTGAAGAACGCACTGATGACAGCAGCCATTAATTCTGCGTTCGTGTACCGTCCAAGCTGCTTAAATTTTTCAACTACAGGCGCAAGGAAGGGCTCGCCACGGGTCTGTCCAGGGAGACGGGCATTGAAAAGGTGCAACGCCTGGACAGCCCCTGTCTCGTCGAACCTCGGTATCCGAAAGACCCGGCCTTCCTCAGAAAGCCTTTGATACTGACTTCCATTGCGAACGTGGTAGGCGACTGGCACCCCATCCTGGTTGAGTTCCACCCCCTCCCGGATATCGGTCTCTGCAGAGCCTGTTATGGGGTTCTCCAGTCGTCCACCCTCGATGATCTGGATACACGTTGCAAGGAGAGCCCCGGATAACGGACGGTAGCGCCTGACCACGAGACAGTCCCCATCTAGCAGAACGGCTCGCAAAACGATTGCCTGGTTAATCCCAAAGGGATTCAGCCGCCGAAAGTCTGAGTCGGTGGATTGCGCGTGCAGCTCATAGAGTTTCTCGGCGGTCTTCTCAAATTGACGCGCCGCAGCCTCAGAGATCCCCAGAAACTCATGCTCCAGCTTCGCCTGCGGTCTGAGTCCATCCCCAACCACATTTCCAACGATATTTTCGGTCGCGCCTCTGGCCACGGCCTCGTTTCGGTCGAGATCCCTTGATTGAGCCCGCAGCTTTCCGAGAGTCGGAAGAAGAGTCTCGTCAGCATCGCCACTCGACGGAAACCATTCGGCCATAGCCCGATTGATTGCGGACGTGCTTCGGTAGGGGCTGTCAGCGGACTGGGCGGAAAGTCCGGGAGGCACAAGAATCCCCCCTGGCGTGGAAACAAATTCGTTCAACCCATGGGTCCTTAGATTGGAGTCACAGGGGTATAACCACCCCCGCATTCGCGATGAATCATCTGCTTAAGCCAGGCTTCGCGCTTATAGAGGGTGGCGAGGTCTCCACGCCTGATGCTGCGCCGGTTCCCGTTCACTTCAATTTCGTATTCGACCCCGTTGGTTTCAACTGCTTCGATCGCGCGTTGGACATCGGCCAGTTGCTCGGCATAGGTCTTCATCCTGCTCGCTCCAGTTCATCGGCTATCGCGTCGAGATTTTGGTTCATATATTCGCGGGCAGCATCCGCATATCGCATGCAGTCGTGCGCATGATCCGCGACACCCGAGGTAGTTTCGTAGATGAGTTGTGCCTTATTGCTTTTTTTGACCCATTTGCCTTTGGGTGCCGTCAGTTCTTTAAAGAAAGCTTCGGAAAGTCCCCGATAAAAGTGCGTAATTCCAGGTCCACGGAATGGGGCCTCGATGCCCTCTTTTTTCAAATTGTGGACTTCGATGGCCTTCTGAATGGTCTTTGCAAGGGACGAGTAAAGCCTGCCGTGAGTCGCGAGTTTGCCCACTGGAAAAAGTGCGATCTCGGCTTCCTTCTTGATCGACGGCTTTCCGATTATCGGCGCCGAGCGATCCGAGGAACCTTTGATGGGGAGGATAAACTCATGCTCCTTCGCTTTGCAGAAGCGATATACCGCGTCAGTATTGTGCCCGCCGGTATCGATGCAAGTAGCTGCAATTCTTAGTCTAATTCCGCTTGGATGCGCGTAGATGGCCTGTAGGTGCTGATAGGCCTCGGCCCAGGTTTCGTCCTGATTGGAATCGCCCTGAATGACAGCGTGATGGAGCACCCAGCGCTCGTCATCTTTGGACCAGCCCATCACGCAAAGGTCCAAGTGCGAAGGATGCGTATCGATGCCAGCTGTTACGTAGCAAACTTCACGGGGGAGCATTGTTCGGGCGTCGTAATCCTCGACGAGAGACCTGAGGTCGTTGGGATCGAGCGTCTTGATCGATGCGTCCTCATACGGTTCGCCAAGGCAATTGTTGATGAAAACTTTCATCTCGACCGCGCTATCGAGGCCCTTAATGTACTGCAGGACGGAACTTTTCCAGGACCACATACCAACCGGGGCATAAAGTGCCGGCAGGTGATATCCGCGCGCCTTATCTGCTGGAGCGGCAGCAGTAGGGCGCCACTCGCCGCCTGCGAGCATAACGGTTTTGTCCTCTTCCAGGTGTCCGTAGCTGCATCGGATGCAGCGATAGACCGGGACTTCTTTGCTCCAGTCGATCCGCTCCCAAATAAGGATCTGCATCTCGCCGCAGTTGAGGCACGGTACAAAATATTTGCGTTGGTCGGTCGTGAGGTATTCACGTTCGATTCGGCAGCGACCCTTCAGGGTAGGCGTTGAGTTATAGAAAATCTTCTTTCTGCCGTCGTATGCAGACGTTCGTCCAAGCGCAAGCCCGCATGGGTCTCCGTGTCCCTGGCAATCCTCCTCGTATGCCGACACTTCATCAAACCCTATATACTGGCAGCTCTCAGATCTGAGCGATTGCTCGCTCGTCGCACAGGAAAGCGAAATGTGCCCGCCTGGGAAATTTTTGGATATCAGCGTGTCCTTGACTTTGCTCTTACTGGGCAGGGTCTTCTCGTGATGCTCGACCTTGTCCCGCAGCGACTTGCAATTCGCCACGATGGGGTTAATCCGGTGCTTTGAAAACTTGTCCCGAAGCTCCTGGACTGGCTGCACTATCATCATGGCAGCCGGCGCTGCGTCCATAACCCAGAGCATCCACGCGAGAATTGTTAGAGTGCCGCCCGTCTGCCAACCTTTCATTAGCACGACCCTTTCTGTTCCGTTGTCGGGCATGAGACTGTCGAGAATTTCAAGAAGGTATGGCGTTCGCTTCCAATCGACGATGCCCGGGAATGGATTCTTCCCGGAAATGAGATAGAGATTTTTCGCTGCGTGTTCCGCAATCGAAATGTCTGGATTCGGTTGAAAGCCAAAGCGAAAATCGTCAAGCGTTGTTCCGAGAGCGTGGGTGATAAAATCAGGACGGGACAGGTTCAGTTACCTCATCTGCGGACGGTGCCACGAGCTGTGCAGTACCAAAGCGATCGCTGCAGATTTCCCGCAGGGCTTTTTTGATAGACTGCTTCTGGAAGACGCGAAAGCTGAGCGCGAGGTCATCGACATCCCCACCGAGATCCAGGGCCTTGTCCTCGCCGAATCGCCTTCGCAGAAAATCTGACACGAGTTTCTTCAACTCGGCGCCACTTTCATTGGGAATATAGAGAAGGCTGTCACGTACCGTGCGGGCGACGGTGAACGCTTCGGTCTTGAACTTGTCAGTGGTGGTCAGCGTGCCGGTTTCTTTCAAAAAAGCGACTTTAGACAGGAGCGCATCATAGTGCCTCTGCATTTTGTTCGAGTCGGCGGTTTCCATTTCCTGCCCGTCCAGGGGCAAGGTCATCGATGGCTCACCGAGGCGCCTGTCTTTCCGATGATCCTTGTTCTGATGCCACTCGATGCAGCCCTGATAGACCAGGATCTTCGGTTTGCCATCTTCCTGGATCACGGCGGTCGGCAGTCGCTTTCCAGCTTTGATCGCTGCGAGGACTACCGGATGAGAAACCCCGACGATCCGCGCGAATTCCCGTATGGAAACGCTGACCTTCTCCTCTGTCACTTCAGGTCATGCCCCCGATTTACCACTGTTACCAGTTGATCTCAGGAATCTGGTGTCCAGAAAGTGTCTGTAAAAATAGAAGTTCAAATGGGAATCGATTTTCTGCAGTTTTTGGTGTTGGTAGCGCAAAATTTTTTCAAAATTTAGCGGGAGGGTGGAGTTGATCGTCACCCACGAAAAAATCCTGACCAAAGGACCCAACGCGTTTTATACTGTGTTTTTTTTCGGGAAAATTTGCTCAAATTTTGTGCTAACAAAAACCAGAATTCTAATCGAAAAAGGTCACGAGGAAAGATGAATCACAATCCGCGCAGCGGGCTTCCATCGAACCCTTTCGTGGTTGATCTTCTGTCAGGTATGATTTGCAGCATGGACAATTGAAGGCCCAGCTGTCTGTCTCTCTATCTTCAATATCTGCGAATACTCGTTGCATTAGCAAACTCCATAGTTCAGCACCTAGAAAAGCACATCCGCATGGAAAAGGAAAATGGGCAGGTGCCCACTTGCAAACGTCCGAGGTTTAGCATGTGATGGGCGATATCGAGCGCATTGAGTGTGCTCATCCTTCCTCTCATTTACGAGTTCACATGCAAGAAGCCAAGAAACAAACCGAAACAAAGTCAATCCCTCGTGCCACTCACGGATCACCTGATGCGCCGCTCCAGGTGGGTGAAGCAAAACTCGTCTGCTATGTCCTGGAGGACGGGACCAGGGTTATCACGCAAGAAGCCTTCATGCTAGCTTTGGGTCGAACGGCAAAAGCCAAGAAAACGACCAGAAGCGAGTCAGAAAGTCTGGTCGACGAATACCCCTCTTTTTTAATGCCTTTGAACCTTAAACCATTCATATCGCAGAATTTAATCTGGACGACCAAACCGCTAACTTTTAGGACCACTTCAGGCAAACTGGCGAAGGGGTATAGAGCTGATCTACTGCCGCAGATTTGCAATGTGTATCTGAATGCCCGTGACGCAGGGGCACTTCACGTTTCTCAGCAACACATCGCCAGGGCTGCCGAACTCATGATCCGTGGTCTGGCCATCGTCGGGATAAATGCGCTCGTCGATGAAGTCACTGGCTATCAAAAAGATCGCCCCGATAATGCACTCACAAAGATCCTGGACGCATTCATAGCGAAAGAATTGCAACCATACGTGACAAAATTTCCGCCTGAGTTCTACGAGCACATCTTCAGGCTTCACCATCTGCCTTACGATAAGTCATCTGTGAAGAGACCGCAGTTCTTCGGGAAGATCACGCGGGATATCATCTATCGCAGGATGGCTCCAGGCGTTTGGGCAGAGATTCGATCCAAAGTGGAAAGAAACAAGGAAGGAAGGCCCACGCAGCACATGCACAGATACCTAACTCCGGACTTTGGCGATTCACGTCTGCAAAGACTGATCGAAAAAGTCATTACGATATTGGAAGTGAGCAGATCATGGGATGAGTTCATGCGGACCTTGAATAAGCTGCTTCCGGTCTATGATGAGCCCGGTATCGCCGACCTTACGGCCCAGGACAAGTTTCCGAAGCTGGTTTATATGCGCCCGCTGGGCCTTGATGAGCAGCCTTTCTTCTGATTCATTTTGACACAGATATCGGTGTTCAGATCATGTCCTTGGGAATCGACTCAGCGAACCGCTAAGGTTCCCTCCAAGGAGGCAGACAATGACCATACAAGCCATAGAAAAAATTCTGGACGATCTTGAAGCGATGTTGGAACAGCTTGGCGAGGAAGAATTCCAGAGCCTTATCCGATATATCACGCGGGCATCATCCGGAGGATTTCGGCAATTCTCCGAAATCAGGGAATACATCAAGCCCGTTGAATTATGATGTCAGAAGCCCGCGCCGGTCGATAGTCGAATCGACCTTCAAGACATATCCGCGTATTTTCAATGGCTTCTGAGAGGAAGATAGACAGAGAAAAATATACGGAAATTTATTTTCAACGGCGGAGAATTTTCCATCCTGAATAGTATAAACCTATACTTTTTGTCTCAAATTGAATAACCATATAGCAATCGTTAATTGCTTCGCTGTTGTGCGAAGCACTGTTGCAGACGAACCCAAATACAGAGAATTAAAGTGACTTCAGAAATGGACCAAAGATTTGAACTCTATGGTGAAGCATATCGAATATTCAAGGAACTGGAAAAAGGCCCAGAGGGCTTATCCAGTGAAGAAATTCAGGATAAATGGAATCGCATTGCTGACATTGAGCAGCAAATAGGTCAAGAGCTTGCTGAAGTTTAAGTTCTAAGCTGAATGTGCCGTCTCGCTATCTATCTGATGTCGAACTTTTTTTGCGGCATCAGAATCCAGCTCCTGCAGTATCGCTTGAATGGTTTGGAGCGGAAGAAAATTTCCTTTTCCGTGAAGCTTAACAATACCAAATTTTTTCAATACTTTGGCGTCTGATCTGCCAATGCACTGACGTTCAAGGTTAAGATCCCGCAGAAAATTGGACATCCTGATCGGGGTAATCTCAACCAGTGCTGTGAATTGGGTCTGCATAAGGCCAACCCGACCATCGACGACAATCAAAGGCGTCCGCAAACCTGCTGAATTTTCCAATGACTTATCAAGAACAGTTACCATGTTGATTCCACATTCGACGGTAAAGCTCGCGTCAGAACTTCCCTGACGACGGCTTCCACAACTTCGAGTCGATAGGTTAGTATCCCGAGGCCCTGTCCAGAGGAGGGCATTCGCCGCCTCTCGTGACCCATGAGCTTTCTCATCCGATTCAGGTAGCTGGAAAGGCTTTTAAGGCTCATGCCTTGCAGAGGCTGGAAATGTGCCTGGGCAGCCCTGGTCGTATACCACCCGGAAACCCGTTCTATCTCTTCCTGGCAAGTCGCTTGTTCTCTTAACTTCCGTCGCGCCAGTCTTTCACGAAGCCTAAGATGGGAGTTCCTGAGTTTGGTGTCAAGGTTGGTCGTTTGCATGATTGTGTCCTTATGGCATAATAATGCAGAGGCAGCCTTCCGAAACTGGGCTCTGGCTCTATCGAAGGTTTTGCGGAAACCGCTTCTCGACGATTTGTTCGGCTGTCTGAGCAAATTCCCAGCGGGGCTTGGTATGCTTTCGGGGCCGAAGCAAATAGAGGATTTTGATCCCTGTCTTCCGGCGCTGAAAGATGGCTTCCCCTGTACCCTGCAGTTCGTCTTTAAAAACATCGCGGCGATTCAGCAGATTCCTTGGGAACATCCCACGAGGAATGGAAGCACGGGCATTGGGCCGAGCATCCACAGGTATCGCAACATGCTTACCGGATGGCGAGTAGTCCTCCCCATCCTCCTGCTTGAGCATATATGGGTCTATCGAGAAGACGCGGGCGATGGGGTTCGCTCTGCTTGCCGCATCAAAGCGAATCCCCTTGATCACCCACTGCCGGCGAAGAACAAACTTACGCGGCAGATCCTCTTTGATCTTTTGAACTGCGTCCCGGGCAGTCCTGGTCAGAGCACGGAGGATTTCAAATTCCGTCGCATCCCTGACCGCCTTGAGGTCCGGCGCAATAGTTTTCGATTTATTCATGCCACCATTTCACGTCGCAGCTCTGGTATCGGTCGAGAACCAGCTTTTTGTGGAAGTCGAATGCTGCTTGAAGGAGCTGCTGCGTTTCGACGGGCGTTGCGCCCATAGCCTTACACAAAGCTTTCAGATCTTCACCATTAGGTGGCTTGGTCCCTTTCTTGTTTTTGCGAAAATTTCCGTAACCTATCTCATACCCATAAATCGAACTCCCATCGAATCCTGAAATTTGTGCGAGTTCGGGGACGCTCAATCCATGAGCCTCACGGGTCTTTGTCAGCAGAACATGAAAAGCAAGCATAATACATCCTAAACAGCAGATTGAATGGCAATTGTGAGCACTCGCTTTTCCCAGCCTTCCTGAAAAACTCGATAGTTTGAAAGGGCGGCCAGAAACCTTTGTCTTTCGCGGAGCATTTGAACAAGAACTTCCCGCGGCTTTCCGCGATTGATTGCCTGCAGTGTCCGTGGTCCGGCAATGCCATCAACCTTGAGCCCTGCCTGGACTTTATTTAAACCCCTCTGCAGAAGTCTGATTGCCTGTACCGGCCCGTGATGCACCGCGGCATCGAAGACTGCGAGTCGAAGAAATTCTGGCATCTTGTAGCAGACCTTGGACCAGTAATGTTCCCGGTAAATCCGAGCGGCATCACCTCTCGTAAGATTGATGATTCCATCCATTCCAAGCTCAGGAAACGAACGAAGCGAGATTCCCCACTTGGTAAGTAGCCCAGGATCGTCCGGATGGTTCACAAGTCCGCCCTCAATATCCAAAATCACTTCGACTGCATCTTCAAACTTCAAGCGGCGTTAGGCTCCAGTGGTGCGTTTGCCCGCTGGGCTTTGAAACGCTGAACGATTTGATCGGCTGCCCGCAAGGATGCCGAAGCCACGTCGAGCGGTGCAGATTGCGAGAGGTGCTCTGAATCGTTGTCCGCAAGGAAGCCGCCCAGGATCTCCAGGATCTGAACTTGAAATTCCTGAGACTTCAGAAATTTAACGACATCGCTCCAGGAAAGGCCGTCGCCTGTCAATTCCCGAAGGCTCTGCTTGACCAGAGTCCGGATGAGCCCGACGATCTTGAAATACTCACTGCCTGCCAATTTGTTCTTTAACATGAACCAATCCTTATGTGCCCCTTGGGGCTGTTATACTGACAGTCGGTTGACGACTGTTTCGAGTGCAAGAATTTTTGCTTCCAACCGCGTCTGCTGCTCAGAAAGCCGTTTGATTTCGCTTTGAAAATGAACTTCAAAGGCGACTTCGAGTTTCTGCAGTCGCGACGAAAATGCATCCAGCTTGTCCTTCAAATCGTTCAGGTTTTTTCCGAGGCCTTTCATTATCTGAACGAGAAGAACAGTTGTCGGGATTCCGCCCGAAGCCCCGACAGCAAGTGACTGGAGCAGATCAATATTCATATCAAAGGCCAAAAAATTTTCTCAAAAGAATCGAAGCGCTGATTTCACGGACTACATCCATGATTTCCCGGCACTCAGGGGTTTTAATTGCAGAGGTCAGGATCATCATTTCACGCTGACCAATCGCCGCAGGATTTGCCTTTGGGTGATGATTTTCGCTCAAACGCGAGCCTGGACGGTTGCGCAAATAGCCACATGTGTCAGCATAGGGAATGCCTTCATTGACAATCAGATTCTTTAGAGCGTAAACGGAAACGCCCATCATCAAAGCGGCTTCCTCAATTGGAATTTTTTTATCATCCAAGTTGACAATGCGCTCGATAGATTCTCGCGCTTTCATGCGCTGTGCTTTCGATTGTGCAATTGCACTATCCAAAGCTTTTGAAAGCATTTCGCTGACCTCGGTATTCAGGTCCTTGGTTAGCATCTGGTTAAAGATCGAATCGAACTGCATGGAGTCATCCTCTATTAATGGTCCAGTCTGGACACCGTTATTTCGATGCGAGGAACATCATCCTCTGCATATAGTTTCAGAACACGTCCGTCCGCGATGCGAGAATCCTCAGTCCAGAGGATTCCCTGGAGGGCATCGCCAAGGGCCTTGGCGTAGTTGTCCCAGTCTGGTCTGGTTGCTGCGTAAATGCTTTTTCCAGCCGACTTTGGTCGGGATCGATAGCAGCGGTACTCCACCTTGAGAGGGATATCCAGGGGCGGCCCTCGATACTGCGCACGAACAATTTGGGCAATAGCATCCATATACTCCCGCGTTTCGGGGTCCTTGTAGGTGTGGCCATTTCGCTTTCGCCTTGCTTCCTTCTTACCCTTTGGTTCGATTGGTATCGTAAAATTCAGAATCAGGTGTCTGCCTCAGAACGGCACATCATCAAGGCTTCCAGACGATCCGTAGTTGTCATATGAATTGTCAGCTACAGGTGGAGCTGCGTTCTGCGGTGGATAGGCTTTTCCTTCCCTACCCTGCGCCTGGCTGAGGAATTTAACGCTCTCAGCGACGATGTCTGTGGAGTAACGCTTTTGCCCTGACTGGTCATCCCAGGAGCGTGTCTGCAGCCGTCCCTCGACATAGGCAGAGCTTCCCTTGCGTAGATACTTTGCGCAGTTCTCAGCCTGCTTTTTCCAGGTCTGGATACGGTGCCATTCGGTTTTTTCATGCCGCTGACCCTGCTGGTCTGTCCAGTGATCCGTGGTAGCCAGACTGAAAGTGCAGACTGCGATCCCGCTCTGCGTATGGCGGAGTTCTGGATCTTTGCCCAGGTTGCCGACCAGAATGACTTTATTTACGCTCGCCATCGACCTTCGCTCCTTGTGTCCAGTCCGATATTTTTGATCCGATCTCTCGAACGGGAATTGGAGCCCCGCTTCTTTCAAACTTTCCGGTCTTGTCAAACTCGATGCGTGCTGCGAAGCTGGCATCCAGGCCAATTACCACGTCCATTCCTCGCTCGAAGCCTCCGCGCATTTCCGATCGCATTCCAAGACTGACAATCTCGGATTTTTTGCTGGGATCGTTGGACATTCGGAATTTCTCCTTACGACGCAGAATGCTGATAACGTGGAGAGGGGACCTCATGATTGCGCGCACGAAACGGTTGTGCTCCGGTGTAATCTGTCTCCAAACCGGAAAGCCGCCGCCGAGTTTATCCTTTTGCTGCAGGCACCAGTCCCACTCGTCGCTGGCAGTATCGATCACCACTATCTCGGCCCCAGACTGGACTGCACGTTTCAGTGCTGCGATCCACTGCGCGGGATTGGCAAAGTCACCGTCACCCGCAAGCGAATCCAGTTTAAACGGGCCGAGCGAGGGGTGCCCTAAAAGCTTTGGACCTTGTCCCGTGGCATCGATGAGAGTCACCTTGTCCCAGGACGGGGTCAATGCGCTCGCCAACACCAATGCCGCTGAGGTCTTGCCGCAGCCCTGCCCACCACCTATAGCAACCTTCGCGAATATCCGTTCCATGCTTACTCCCACCAATTGCCGTCAGAGATCTTCGAGAAATCATCGGGGTCATCACCAACTTCAACCCACGGCGGAAGGCCAAGGGGAGTAATTGCGTCGGGAAGTCCTGGCCACTGTCCGCTGTCCAGACACTCACGCAGCCGCCGAAGATTACGGCGGACAAACGCACGACCGAGCGCGAGTTCGTCCTCCGTAACTTCGTAAGCAGCGGCCAAGTGTGGAGAAGTGGATTGGCCAACGAGATATAGGTAACGGCGGGGCTTAATACCTGTGACGGCGTAAACGCCATCGAAAGTGAAAGCCGCTGATACGTAATAGTGGTAGCGATAGGCTGCTGCCTGGAACGCGCCATGAGTTGGGTTCGCTGCGCTCTTGAAATCGCCGATCGTAAGATAGCTCAGGGTGGTGAGATCAGGCCGCACTTTACAGGGAAGGTCAAATTCCAAATCGTTCCAGCAGAAGGTGACCTCAGCAATCGTGGGCTCTGCCACCATTTCCTTATAGGCGGACAGCTCCTGAATTGCACTGGCGATCGCGCGAGCTTCTGCGACTTCAGAAGGTTTTAAACAGGTCTTACGCATACTTTGCTTCAAAATCCTTCCAGGGCTTTTCGCTGCGAGATTTGACTTCCGGACCAATCGCGTATTTTTCGTCAAAGGTGCCATCAAGCATCGCGTGGAATGCTTTCCCGATTCTGAGGGCCTTGGTGTCAGGACGTCGGTTGCCTTTGACGAATTCCAGATACGCTTTCGGCGCGACATCAAGGATGCAAAGACCTGTTTTTGAAATTCCACCGCAGTTATGGTAATCATCGATGTCAAGGTCCCTGTAAATTCCAGGCGCAAGGCTATTAGGGGCTGCAAAATGCGGCCCATCAGCCGAAGGTGCGATGTCAGTCATTGATTACTCAGGATTCTCCGCAAGGGCAGGAATCTTGTCCTTGCCTTTGGCCTGCGCCATGAGCATCGTCATCGAGCACATATCTGTGCGCATGATGTCTTCGACGATCCTCCGCATCTCATCGAGTTCCTGGCGCATCTGATGACGTTCCTCGACGAGCTTTCTGATGGTCCGGACGACGGAAGTCCGAAAGCTTTGGCGGGGCATTTTGGGTTCCGTTCTGGGCTTGTGGTGTTCAGGCCAGATCTTGCGAAAAAACTGACGACCCTCGACGGTGCCGATGAACTCCAGGAGGACACGCAGCGACTCGCGGGGAATGAAGGTGACCTGCTTCGCCTTATGACTTACGAGACCTTCCTCCTGAAGGGTGCGAAGGGATGTTCCGGTGAGCTTTCGATGAGAAACGTGACTGTCAGCGAGTACCCGGCGCACGTCGAACTGCGACAGGGCGAAGAGGTTTTCAACCTGGTTCATGATCAATCCGTCCTCGCCATCGACAATGACGATCATCACAGACTGGTTCTCGGGAAACTTGGCATCCGTGGGAAGAACATCGACATAAACTGCACTCATCATGAAATCAGCTCACTGTTAGTGGTCGAGGGGGATCGTCAGCTTTGATTGCGCCCTGCCCGGCGGTTTTGTTTGTCTGACAAGAGCGACAATAGAATAACCAAAATCGCTTGTGAAGTAGGTTGCCGTCGCGGACCAGCACATTCCATTCGGTTTCAGGATAGTTGGATAAAAATGCTTGTTCGGTACAGCCGCGAAACGTAAGGATTTTTCAAATCAATAACGCTACGAAAAAATCAAAAATGGGCGTAATCCCACACCGTTTTCTGGAGTGACGAGAAATTATGAAGTTAATCGTCACGAAACATTCGCGGACAGATTTGGTTCTCACGTGCAATTCTTTTTCTGTAAAAAGGCTTTTGAAAACACAGGGAATTAAAACTTAACTTGACGATCAATCTCAGCATTATCAGGTGTTTGATGCTCATGTACGTACGAAAAATTCGCTCTTCAAATATCTTTGACAACCGCGCTGTGTTTTGGCTGCGAGACGCGTTGTGCGTTCCCTGGCAGATATTAAAGTATCTGCTTCGTCAGATGCAGATACTTTAATATCTCTCGATTTGGCTGTAACTTTTTTCACACAAGAGAGTTCTTGGAACGACATCAGGGGGAGGACTGGAAAGTGGATGCATGAGGATTGATGCGAATCAACTCGGCGTTGCCTTTCCCGACCAGACGGACGATCTTCTTGCCCGCAAGAAAATCGAGAGCTTTCCGGATCTCTTTCACGTCGCGAAGGTGAAGGTGCTTTCTTTCGTGGAGGGCCGACAAAGATGAGCCATCTTTAAGTTCGCCGTTTGAAATCAGCAAGGCCAGCGCCCTCACTGCGAGGGGATAGGGTTCGGTCTCTGAGAGAGTTCGGCGGGCATGATGGAAGAGGTAGTCGCACCATTTTCTTGCAAGGTTTGCGGCGTGGACGGAAATCTCTTCAGAGACTTCTGTCTTGCCTTCAAAGAAAAATATCAAATGGAATATGAGAGCCAACGAAGCGAAAAGCGTCGTGTACTTTGAAGCATGGGAAGCGAGCAGTCTCGGATAGAGCCCTTCCCTGATCGCGTTTTCCTTGGTTGTGATCCAGGAGATGAATACCTCCTGCGCTTCACATGAAAAGCGGATCGAATTTGAGTCCCCCGTCTTCCTGTCCTTAAGAATCTCGTCAGTCGTCAGCCCGTGGAACGCGCCAAAAATGGTTTCATACCATTCCTTGGCCTGCGGGCTCTGCTTTCGATCAACGTATTCCCATTTCCCAAGAATCGGTTCGTGGTTTATGAGCAAAGAAAAACGGTTGATCAAGCCGTCGTTTTCCTGCCCTCCTTTCCGCAGGCTTTCCACCAGTGACTCGATCCAAGCTGGCTGAGCCCCGCCAACCACAGACAGGATCGAGTCTCCACGGAGGCTGTACGATTTTCTCTGAACATGAATCTTGAGTCCACCCCATCCCTCCAGAAACAATTTGCGCATATCAAGGTGGCTTGTACTGAGCGATCGCCACCATCCGGGAACCTCATCTGCAAATTGCATGCAACCGTTTTGGTTCTGAACGAGGATCTCGAGCATCTTCTCCGGAGTTGCATCTCTCAGGATATACTGGCGGGGACCTTTAGCTGCGAGTGCGGACTTTTCCTCTTCCACCGAGATGAGGCTTTCACGAAGGTGATGCTGAACTGTTTGGTTGCCAGACTTTACTGCCTCAGAAAGTCTTGCGTCAAGATCACGCTCTTTTATTATCAGGGCCTTCGTGTCGAAGGCTTTCTGAGCCGCCTGGGTGGTGTTCTCAGGGGCAAATGCATCCTCGATTGCAAAGATTGGAGCCAGAGCTGATTTCAGTATCTGCGTCTTTTTCTGGCCGGGGTCGGCAATCAGAACGCACCAAAGCGGGATCGCGACCTTGAATTCAGGCGACTGCGGCTTGGGCTGGACGGTGAGCTTACGGCCAATCAACACCGAAAGGCCAGCAATAGCCGGAGCTGCGAGCATATCCACAGGGCACTGAAGGTCATCACTGAGGTTCACGAGATGATAGCGGATCGACTCGGGCAGCATCTCATCGGCGTCAAAGTTGGGAATCGCTTCAAAAGCGGTCAAAGGCAGCTCTGGCCGCTCCCAAGGATTGAGGACGTCATCCGAAGAAGCCACAATCTCGCGAAGGCGCAGGGGGTCGATTTCAGGCCCCAGCCGAGGAAGCTCTACAAGGCGCAGCGATCGGACGACTGCCAGCAGGTCCCGACTTGCATCCTTCCGATACTCAAGCCCCCCGGCCCCGGGATCGACGAGGACCCCGACGTCGAGGGAACCGAATAGCCCTGCATAAGCGCTTTCCCAGACGCCGAGCGAAGAAATGGCCACCGCCGGCTGTCCCATCTTCTGAGCGAAATCCGCCTCGAGCTCGTCCCGACAGATCAGAAGGAAACTGCTGGTTTGGTTAAGGTGCCAGTTGTAGGGCATGGGGGCCTTGGCTGTCTGAAGGCGGGTTCGATACCACTTCCCGCGGTAGAAATTGCCATGGAGAATCAACCCCGCTGCGCCGGTGCCACTTCCGACTTTGCGCTCGAATCTCCAAACGATTCTTTGCGCCCGATGCTCAGAGTTGTGCCAGACGTGTTCGGATTTAAATTCATATTCCGGCTGGGATTTTCGATGAAAGTCCAGAAGCTCGGCAGCACTTGCGAATCCTCTGGACGTTTTCGTCTCAGGCCGGGGAGGTTCACCCAGGACCTCGATGGTCTTTAATTCCGCCACTGCCTGGCTGAAAATGGTGCTTCGGACGTGACAGTAGAACTCAACGAGGTCGATCTCAGAGCGATTTGCAATACACGATGTGGTCTGACAGGTGAAAGACCTTTCCGGGTCATTGCATCTCATCGTGCGTCTGTCGCCCGAATGAAAGGGACAACTTATCCGACCTCTTTCGATCTGAAATCCAAGATATTTTGCAAGACCGGTAGGAGTAATTCTGTTTTCAATTTCTGCGATGTCTGTTGAAAAAGAATGATCACTCAGATTTCACCTCTGCTGTCTTGGAAAAAGAGTTATTGCAATCGACTCGTTTTTCAGCAGCAGAGAGATTTAGATACGATAGTATCTAAATAATATCTTCCCCTTCCTTCTCCTTCTCTTATATTTATATAAAAGATTCAACGGAGTGGAATCATGAAGCTGCTGATTTTCAAGGGTTTTCATTAAGCCTGTTGGCTTGGATGTTGCCCAGCTTCTGAGACTACCAGCGAGGTTATCCCGCTGGCGAGTGGGCTGGTGGCCACTTGACATTCGGATTTTTGTTTCGGTTGATTGGCTCTTTTTTGAGGTAATGAATACCTGCGATTTGAGACGGTTCGGATGGCACAGACTGTGCGTCAGCTTTCCGCGAAGGTTACTCAGAAATGCAGCGCTTCATTCCGGACGAACGCATGAAGGGCTTGACGAAGTGGCCGCGCCCCACCCCCCAACTTCTCCCTTTTTCGGGTTTTTTTCCGAAAAAACTGCTCCTACGCTTTCAATTAGCGAAAAATATTCGACATTTTAAAAAATGCATGTTGACGCGCCGCTTGCTGTAATTCTAATTAACTGAAATTATTGTATTAAAAATTCTGGACTTTTTTGGCGCAGGGTGAGCCGGAGCTGATTCGCGACTTCCTTGACCGTGAAGGCTGCATGTAAAGACATGAAATTATTGCATCCACCGATTCCTGTTAAAGCATCGGGAATTCTACGCCCAACCCGCAATATCTTAGCAATCCCAGTATCTCTAACTATTTGTGACTACATCTCAAAGACTTCTCGTTCCGAGTCGCATTGACGGGTCCCGCAGTATGAGTAGGGAGGGTGAGCGTAATGGATATGAAACTGCCGAAGCCAAACCTGAAAGCAGGCAAGATCAGAAAGAAAAAAGAGCCAGATATTCTTGAAGTCGAGAGACAGAAGGAACTGGTGCGCTACATGAATCGTTGGCTTTCCGGCGGTAAAGGCAGAAAGCAATCCAGGCTACACGATAGGGCCGAGGTAGCCACTACAACGATCTCGGATGCTTTCAAACCGGGCACGATAACCAATACAGAAAACACGCTTGCTATCCTGAAGGTGATCGCAACCCCAAAAGAATTCATGATGTTCATCGCAAAATTTTTTCCCGTATTAGCTGCGTCCATGGATTTTGCCATCAAAGGCATAACTAAGACTGCATTGACTGTACAAGACTTTGCAGAGTTCGCGGAAAAGGCAATGGATGTCGAAGGAAATGTTCTGCAGGATGTCTTGAATAATGTCAAGGAAGGGATGACTATTGTCTTCAACAATGGCCTTCTTTATCCTGGGCCAGAGAGATCAATTTTGGTCGGCGGAAAGGTGAGTGGCACCATTGTTATGGTCGGCAGGTCGACTTTCCAAAAACTTTTGGACACGAAGCAGGAGGCATTTCTAAAAGTTGGGGGATTGGAATATAAACTTCATGCTGCAGACCCGGAATGGAAAACTGCAGTCTTTCTCGAAAAATCTACAAATGGATTGGTTGTAGTTTATTCGTCGGAAGTTCTTTCGCGAATGAGAAAAAAAGCAAAACCAGATTCGCAAACGGAACAATAGAGACTCATCGAATGGCCGTTGATTTGGAAGCAGTCCACCGGTTGCCTCAGCCCGCGAAACACTCCCATAAATCTGAGCTGCAGATTCAAACCTATTATTACTCGGTCCGGAGATGCCGCCTGAGTGCGGGAAAAAAAGCCCCGGTATTTTACTACCGGTTTTTTGCGAATAGAATAATGCAAGAGTAATCGTCGACCGATTCTAAGGACGTATAGGAGCGACGTCGGCCCTTGCTGAGGCTCGGCGATCGATGAGGATCAGGCTGTCGAGTTGATCGCCAGCCGAAATCTGAAATGACTTGTTTTCCCCAGAGCTGCCGACAGAGTCGATCGGCAGCTTGCGATCCCGTAGCATGTCGAAATCCGTTTCCGGTACCTCAATGTCAGCTCTCAGCAGCTGGCTTTTTGTGAGCGTCATTTGCGGCTGTAGCTGTCGATTGGTCAGCAGCCCAATATCTCCAAGACCATTGTCAAAGAGTGCGCCTCGACCGAGATCAGCAGACATAAGCAACTCTGCAAGCTGCTCGCGTGCGGGTGGGGTGCCACCGCTCATGCCACTGCCAGCTAAGGAATCAGATGTTGCAAGCAATATGGTAAGCAAAGGTAAAACCTGTTTCATTTCTTGATCTCCTCGGATTCCGTTGGTCCCTGAACCAGGGATGCAACGACAACTATCTCACCTTTTTTCTCGTTCAAAATTCTGTGGAGCTTGGCTTTATATTCTTCCTTGGCCTGATACCAGTCTACCAAGCCTTCCTCACTCAGTGCGCCTCGAATATTTTCAATAGCTGAACCTGGAGTGTCGAGAGAAACCATCTCAAAATGGTGCATTGAAACTTGTTTTATCGCTTCCTCACTAGGAAAGATTATTCCGGCAATATTGTCGATGAAAGCGCCGTTTTCTGTTTCGCTGATTGCTCCAATTTCTACCAATTTATTCAAGTATCCAATACCTTCGGTGCCAAACCTTTGCCCAAGACTTTCTCGATTTGCATGGGGAGTTTCGGCTGCGTATACGAATACTCGATAAATTGCTCGATCACTAGCGAGTTTTCTGGCAATTGGTTCAGCAAAATCTGCTTTTGCAACGAATTCTTTCGTTTCGCCTGGATAGCATTCACCCAGGACATTTAGAAAGCTTGTAGGCTCCAAAGCCTTAAGAATCTTGTGTGCATTCAAAAAAGACAACGACTTTTGGTCGCCGTTGGATAAACGATAGATCGTGGTGTAATCCACTTTTGTTTGCCGTGAAAACCAACGGAGGCTTTCTTTTTTCTCGGCCACGTATTCATTAATCCTTGGCTTTAGATACTCGCACACCTTACGAGTCATTCAGACCCCCACTAGTTCAATAGTTGCAGTCCTTTCATAGCATGGCTTTGGAGAGCTACCAAAGTGTTCTTGAACCGCTGCGGGTAAAGATTTCTTGGAATAATATGCCATAAGAGCAGGAGTTAACCGATGTCGGCTATTTTCAAAAGAAGCAAGGCACGCCATAAATTAGCATTTATTTTGCATAATTGCTTCATTTCCCTATCTCTCTGATCATGTAATTCAACAGGTTACAGCTTTGATGCTGCTGTAAATCGCTGTCAAACGATTCTTCAAAGAAGCAATTTATTATCGGTCGAAGCATTCGATTGCCATGGGCTGCGCGATTTTCTATCCCAGCGATTAACCAAAACGGTTTGTTCAGAGTGAAGGTGCACATTACTCACAATTTTATTTTTGATCATAACTACGGAGCCAAACATGATCGGGAAAATGTTAGTCGCTCTCTCTTTCATTGCGACAACCTCATTGTATGCAGCAGAGCCGATTTCTATTCCAGTAGATGGATCGGCACTCAGGTTTAATGAGCCTTTCGATATCAATACCCATCCGGTTACGCCAGTGGCTGGTAGGTTTAATCTTTGGTTCAAAAATGAAGGTGATACTGTCAACTGGGGGCCCACGTTTGCATATCAACTTTATTATGCGAAAAACGTCAACGGGAACCATTTCATAAGCACCAGGGATCCGAACGATAAATATGTCCATCAGTTTGGAACTGGAGGCCATATACACCGTTACCTTCCCTTTAGAATTGCTGGAAGAAAAGAAAACGTGAGATATCGGATCCAGGTAACGCAATGGTTTGAATACAAAACACCTGAAATTGATGGCTTCTTCGGGGCTGACACGTCGGGATTCCTTCTGCAGCTGGCTTGCAAGGGTAATACTGCCGCTGATCGTATAGGCGATCCCGCCTCTTATTCTGATAAATTTGCATTGTTCAAAGAATTTGGTACTTGGCGTCCTGTCAAAGAGTTGCTTGTTTCTAGGCCGATTACCCCAGAAACATGTCCTTCTAACGAATTCTACGCAGTTTTTCGAAGCGACCGTGTTCAAGAGCTAGTTTACGGGGACATCGAGCTGATGGTTCTTGAGGAAAGGCCATAACTTAGCTTCTTTCTTTGGAATAAATCGCGCTTTTTCAAGAAGAGGAACTCTATATGAGATTATTTTACCACTCAATAGTACTTTTGCTATTTTTTATTAGTCAACATTTGCAGGGTGAGGTTCTTCTCGATGCGTCGAATATCTGTCCGACGCAACAATTTGGCCTCTACTACGACTGCGCGAGAATGCCTGAAGAGAAACAGATTACCTTCCAGCCAAACGCGGTCACTAAGCCGATGGTCGAATTCTTGAATTCGACACCGATCACCAACAAAGTAAACTATAAGTTTGAATGCAAGACATCAAGGCAGTTCAACGTGGGGCTGAAATTTGATGATCAGTCACAAGCATTTTTTTGGAATCAATCGGGTGAAATTCGAACGTCCTATAAGTTGAGCGATCAAGATAGCAAAACTTATTCACTGATTTTTCAGCCGCCTTCGACTTCAACTCCTATATGGCCGGGATGCGTCATCAACATCATCTCCAATGTATCTTACCCGAACAGTGATGTGTTGAAAGAGTTCGCAAACTTTATCGAAATCTCGATAAGCGATCTTGTCTCTCTTCAAGGGGATGTAGACGGTAGCGTGGAACTACCTGCAAAATGGGTAGTTTTGAAGTCATCGCCAAACCGTATCGCAACCGTAGTTACCACCTTGTCCAATGAGCGAGTCGAATACCAAGCTGAGCTTGACCAGTTAAATTCTGATTCTTCTGGCGCGTCCGAAATCGCCGAGCGTAAGGAAGTCCTTGCCTCCCTTATAGAGAGTTTCAGCGTTGACATAGATACCCTCAATGCTCTTATCAAGGATATTAAGGATGTAACGGCTATCGGTACCCAATGCGAATCAACAATTCCCGATGCCTATTGCCTTCCGGCTGTTACGAGTCTTACCGAAAAAGTTAACAAGGTAATTGATAAAAAAATCAAGGTAGCCGACAACTTCAATTCATTCATCGATACCGAGGTTATCAGGCTGAAAACTATCTCAATATCAATATCCAATGCTCTGAAAAAGATAAAGGTATCTACGTCTGCGGAATGAGAACCAGTAAGACGGTTGCCTTCCATTGGAGAAGCAATCGTTCCTGAAAAAAAGAGGTTTAACATGGTTCGGATGGCCACTCTGGTACTTTTCATTGCGACTTCAACACTGGCTTTTTCTGAGCCAGAGATCACGGGTTTGAATCTTGAATTGCAGAGGCTGCAGAAACTCAAGGATGAAACTATCCAAACGGATCTGGAGGCAAATCGTCTCGTCGTTGAGTACGAAAGGCTGGTCACGAAATACAAAAGTGATGTAGCAAGTTTTGGATTGGAGCGAGAAAAGCTTGATAGAATCCTAAGCACACGGTCAGAGGATTTCAAGCAATTGAGCAGCTTCATCACCCAGACCATGGATGCGGTGCTTAATCAAAATTTGGCTCTGGAGAGAATAAAAGAAATTCGCAATTCCTATGATGCCTTGAAGCGTACCAATCATGCTTGCAGCAATGAAAGTACCTATGAGTCCTTCCGTCAATTAACGATTTTGGGTGCAGGCATTGCTTCCATAAAAAATCGGCTGGTGGATCTGACACAGTCCAGGCGTCTACCGGAAAATTTCAATGAACTATATGAGAAAATTTCCGCAGCAATCCCGCCTGTATCAGAAATTGTGAAAGGCGTGGAATCTGTCGTGACCTATTACTCGGGTGTTCTTAAGTATCCCGAACCCTGCTCTGCATTCAACTCGCTCGAAACTGTTCTGGTACTTTCTCAGGTCGCTGCTGAAACTGACCAAGCTGCGTCCGGGCTGGAAAAGCTGAGCCTTTCAGCATTCCTGAAGGACATAGAAATTCAGAGGAACTTTCAACGTGCGGAAACTCACTTGCGACGGACTCTCACAGGCTATGAAGGAAGAGTCATTAACGCTTTGCGCGAAGGGCGCCTGGAGTTTTCCATGCGCACGGCATCGGCTTTCTCGAAAGATCTTCGACTCATGACTTCGCCTTTCATAAAGAATGAAGCAGCCCCCCTGCAGTCCAGAAAAGCAATCGAACAGCAGGCTGAGGAAGCTTCAAAGCGTGTTGCTGATGAGTATAAACTGGCAAAGCTCGATACCATGGAAGGTCAACGGCGATTGCTCGTTGTTCGTGCAAAAATTGTTCATACAAAGGCCTCTCAGATCAATGGCATGACCATTCCGGCAAATTTGAAGGATCAAAAAGATCGGCTTATTTCCTACTGCCAAAACGAGCTTAAATTATCAGTCCCAGGTCGTTTCGTGCTGCAGTCTACGAAGACTGTTGATGCTAATCTTGAACTCGATTCAAAAATTGCCAAGGCTGAAGAACTTTTATTGCCTTTGGAGAAAGGTTTGTCGATATGA